AAGGTCCAGTGCACTGCACTTGGATGCACACACTTCAAGGTAGTCAGAGCCAACACTGCTCCGATTTATCTGCAGAACATACGCAAGTATTACCTCTGCGATGAGTGCGAGTACTGCGAGTCCTCAATGGATGAGGAGCCAGACTCCCAATAGTGCGCCTTAACAGGCTCACCATTTTTTTTACTATCATGTAATGGAACTTATAAAGTTTAAAGGAACACTATACGGAAAGCTAGAAAACCAACTTTTTGTATGGGAAGCAGCATGGGACTCATTCCGACCTATTGAAAGCATAGGGTGGAACGGTAAAGAAATCATAGGAGTTGATACAAAATACAAGCAAGATATATTTGATCCTTACTATGGATACGGGTCCCCTGAAATGAAACAACTTTGTAGAAGACTAACAGACATTACCGAATTAAATGTCCCCGAATCTGGAAATATTTCGTGGTTGAAAGGAGAATTCTGGCGTGATCGTAACTGCTCCTTTGCTTTCGAATGCTCTTCTAGGTCAGTGCAATCCTGGAAGAAGTATATTGGATATATGAATTCACGAGCAAAAACGTTGAGAAAAATTCCTGGTAATCGTGTTACTCGTCGCAAACTTTAATGTCTACGTCTGCGTGTCTTTCTCCTTTTACGACGACCTCCTGTATTAGGTGTCATTTGATCATTCCAATACTGTTCTTTTTTTTCTTGTCTTTCTCTGTCTCGTGCTTCTATAACTGCAAAAGTATTATCATCCAATCCTCCTAATTCTTTCATTAACATTATATCTCTTCTGGCGTTCTTCCTGGCATTTGGAAGTTTATAAGAACGAGCTGTAAATTTGCGCGTGGGTCTTCCTCGGCTATCATGCGTGTCATGTGCAAAACCCAGAATTGAAGAACCATCTTCTATTGTTATTGATTTCTTGGGTCCAACGCTGGGTCCATTCTTTAATGAACTTTTTTTACCAGACATTTATCTAATGTTAATATATTTAACAGTTAGGCCCCGGAATAATATAAAATGAGAGTTAATCTGATTGGTAATTTTGATTCGAAGGGTCTTATGCAAGATGCTATGATTCTACGTGGACTATTGGCTAATGTTCATGGAGAAGTTCAAATTCACAGAGTTCATCATGCTATGCCTCAATGTGCAGAAGCAGAAATCAATATTTTTATTGAAGTCATTAATCCATCGCTGTTTTCTTATGCTGCCAAAAATATCTGGATTCCAAATATTGAATGGACACATAAGGCCCATATACCTTATCTAAAGATGGTTGATGAAGTTTGGGTAAAGACCCGCGAAGCTCGTGACATATTTTCAGAGCTAACGTCCAATACCAGGTATATTGGCTGGACATCTATTGATAAAGTTTTTCACGAGAAGAAAAACTATCACAAAGGAATTGTGCTGGTTGGCAAGAATATTTACCGAAACCCTAAGCCAGTTATTCAAGCATACCTAAAAATAAAAGAATCAAATGCTAATCTGTATTCTCTTCTTCCAGACCTGGTAATTCCATACAATCCTGAATGTGTTGAATTCTTTTTCCCATCAGAACTCCAGAATAAGATTACTCTTATTTCAAGGGTTCTTACTGAATCTGAATACGATGACCTTCTCAAAGAGTGTGGTCTGGCAATTTGTACCTCTGCTACGGAAGGGTTTGGTCATGCTGTCAACGAGGCAATGTCGTCTGGTTGCAATCTGATTGTTTCAAACATTCAACCATTTCTGGAATTAACAGACAATCGTGGACTATTCATTGCTACTAAAGAGAAAGTTGAACATCCAACTTGTATGGGAAATTTGGTAGATGTTAGTGTGCTTGATCTGATGGTGAAACTTCAGGGATATGTTAATACGCCTTTCAAAGCAAAGGAAGTTGTCTCAGAGAGAAATCGTGAGATGTATGAAGTTCGTCATGCTAAATTTATTGAAAGTATGCAGAAGCTCCTGGGAGGGTTGAAGCCAGAAGAGTATGTTCTTGCTAATACATTTCCACCCGAATCCGAACTTCCAGATGTATCAATTGTTACGCTGACATACAATCGTCGAATCTTTATGCCTTTGGCTCAGTATTCTTACATGATTCAGTCTTATCCTGAACAAAAACTCGAATGGATAATTGTAGATGATGGGGAGGATTCTATTGAAGATATGCTGTTTGGTATTCCAAATGTAAAGTATGTTCGTCTAGATACCAAGACATCAATCGGTGAGAAGCGTAATATTGGTGTTAAGTCTGCTATGTATGATATGATTGTTATGATGGATGATGATGATGTATACCCAAACAATTCTGTTCTTCACCGAATTGCTATGATGGGTAAGGAGCCTAAGAAGCAGTGTGTGTTTTCTACTACTATTCCTTGCTACGATATTCAGAAGCATATTTCGTTCATGAATGTTCCGCCATATAGTCTACCAATGGCACAAAGAGTATCAGAGGCTTCTCTTGCGTTTACTCGTCAGTTTTGGGAGGATAGAAAGTTTACAGATATTCAGATTGCAGAAGGTAACGCATTTATTCACGGTCGTGAAGAAATGTGCCGGGAGGTTTCTCCCCAGGAGGTTATAGTATCGTTGGTTCATGGTAAAAATACTTCATCGCGTAAGGTTCCTGAAGGAGAACCAAATGGATGTCATTATGGGTTTAATGAACAATTGTTTGCTGTTGTATCAGAGATTGGAAACCAACTTAATACTTCATGCCAAACAGAGACCGGCGGCGACGGCGGGTTGACCTGCTTGACTTCCGGCGGCGACGACCACCCATGCCAGCAGGAGCATCACCACCAGGAGCACCAGCATCACCACCACCACGCATCTTCAGACCAGCCCTTGCAAGCATGCGACGAACCGTCTTCTTCTTAACTAAACGAAGCTTCTTAGAGCGACGGCGACCGCCAACTACAGGAGCAGAGTTACCACCAGAGCCATTCACGGGAATAAAACCTTCAACAGCACCAGAAGACATCTTTTATGTTTAGTTAAAGAGAAATTCTTCAGGCCGAGCAAGTGAGACAGGGCTCGACCGTAAATTTTTGCGCACTTGACACTGCCCTTGTTCTTAAATAATAACATCCAGTTTTCAGACCTGCTTTCCACGCATAGAAATGCATGGACGACATTTTTGCGTAGGATGGCTCACTTAAGAATAAGTTAAGCGACTGCGACTGGCAAATAAATGGAGCACGATCACGAGCCATATTAATCAGAGTCTTTTGCGGAATCTCCCATGCAGTCTTGTATAGCTCACGAATCTCTGAGGGCAGTTCATCCATGCTCTGGATACTACCATTATTTGCAATGATAGATGTCCGAACTTCAGATGTCCACATACCAAGCTTTACTAGGTCTTCTACCAGATACTTATTTACTACCACAAAGTCTCCAGCAAGCACACGGCGTGTATACAGATTTGAAGTAAACGGTTCAAAGCACTCATTATTGCCTAGAATCTGAGATGTGCTAGCCGTAGGCATTGGTGCTACAAGTAGTGAGTTTCTCATGCCATACTTTGAAATAGTATTTTTCAGCTCTGCCCATGGAAGGTCAGTTACTGGCTTCTCATTCCATAGGTCAAACTGAAGTTTACCTTGGGATGCTGGTGATCCTGGGAAAGACGGATAACTTCCTTCTACTTCATGCATAGCATGATTGTAATGAACAACATCAGAATCAACTGCTCTCTCTGCTGAAGCAGATGCAGCAGCATAATAGATGTTCTCGAATATCTGACGATTCAGTCTCTGAGCAGCATCAGACGTCCAAGGCATTCTCAGAATTGCAAATACATCTGCAAGTCCCTGAATACCAATACCAATAGGCCGGTGCTTCATATTAGACTTCTGACACTCAGGAGTTGGATAGAAGTTCTTGTCAATCACAATATCCAAATTACGAGTTAGAATCTCAGTGTAATGACGAAGCTTAGCAAAGTTAAACTCGCCATTCTCAATGAACTTGGGTAGTGCCAAGGATCCTAGATTACATACAGCTGTCTCATCGGGTGCTGTATACTCCATGATCTCTGTGCACAAATTTGAGCTTTTAATAGTGCCCAGGTGCTGCTGATTAGACTTGGAGTTAGCAGCATCTTTGTAGCAAAGATAAGGCGTTCCAGTCTGGATCTGAGCATCCAATACCATCTGCCACAACTTCTTTGCTGAAATCTTCCGTCGTCCTTTTCCGTCAATTTCATACTTCATATAAAGCTCGTTAAACTTCTCAGAATGAACATCAGCAAGTCCAGGGCATTCATGGGGACACATTAAAGTCCAGTCTGCATCCTCTTCTACACGCTGCATGAATAGGTCGGGAATCCACAAGCCGTAAAACAAATCACGTGCGCGATCTTCCTCTGCTCCTTGGTTCAGCTTGAGTCGAAGAAAGTCTTCAATATCAGCATGCCAAGGCTCTAGATAGATAGCAAATGAACCATTGCGTTTTCCGCCCTGATTCACATACTTTGCAGTGTCATTGAAGACCTTAAGCATGGGTACAATTCCCGTAGATTCACCATTAGTGCCTGTAATACGAGATCCACGAGCACGAATATTGTGAATAGAGAGTCCAATGCCTCCTGCCCACTTTGAGATTTGAGCACAATCACTTAGAGTCTCGTAAATTCCCTTTATCGAATCTGCCTTCATGGTGAGAAGAAAGCAGCTAGAAAGCTGAGGATGTTGGGTTCCAGCATTAAATAGTGTAGGAGTTGCATGAATGAAATACCCTTGTGACAGAGCATCGTATGTTTCCTGGACACGAGGCATATTGTTACCGTGAAGCTGAATAGCAACACGCATCCACATATGCTGGGGGCGCTCTACAGGCACACCTTTCTTCTTCAGAAGATATGCTCGCTCCAGGGTCTTGAACCCGAAATAATCAAACATGAAATCACGGGAATAATCAATCATTGCCTCATATCCTTCGGGGTTTCCGCAGACATGGTCATGAACATAATCACCGACAATACTATCATCGTGGTATAGTGTCTCTACACAGTCCAGCATAGTTGCTGGAGTATTCTTCTGGTGATTATCAATCAGAATACGAGCTCCTAGGAGACCATAGTTGGGATGATGACGTGATTGCATCATTGCGCATGTCTCAGCAGCAAACTCATCAAGCTTGCGCGTTTCCATTCCATCCTGAAGCTGATTACACACTTTTTGTGCTACCAGGTCAGGATTTACATGTTGAAGACCAACAGATTGTTCACGAATGCGTCCGAGAATCTGATCAAATGATACAGGAACACGACTGCCATCACGCTTTACAACATACATGTGATCAGCCATTTTTGTTCTTCTATATGTTGATAGCAATAAAATCCGTTATTAACATAAATGTTATATTATGCTATAATTGTACTTTCATTAATTTTTTTAATTATCTCTGTAATACAACTTTCTAAATGGATTTATGGTGAGACTTCTATGCGCAACGGCATAATAGCTAGTATTGCTTGTATTGGGTCTTTAAGTTATTTAGCTTACTTCTTCTCGGAAAGTAATGCTGATGCTCGCAATACAACATTTGGTGAATTACTGGCACCTGTCAGAGATATTGGTCAGCATGTAACAGATGCAGCCTTAAATGGAGCAGAAAATGCTGTAATGATAAGAGGAACACAACATGCTGCAAACCTTATGAACCTTCCCTCGATTGCTGGAGCTATAACAACTGGAGCGTATTTCTACTCTATAGCAAGCTTACCAGTAGTTCTTAATGCAATAAATTCTATTTTGATGTTTCTTTTTTCAACAAGTGCTGGCCCAGGTGGACCAATAATGTTTGCGGTTGTTACCAGTGTATTTTCAATGTTCACACAAAATGATACAATTGGTGGCCGCAGGCGTCTTAAGAAGAGAGCTTAACCTGGATATGCATTGACTCAATCTCATGAATGAATAATCCCATTGAATAAGGAATTGGTACCATACTTGTAGGATATTCTGGATTTGCATCAAGCAACCCTGTTTCGGGCTGAAACAAGAACTCATGAGCATCTGAACGCAAGGTCATACTTTCATTCAAGAAGTTTGAAATACCATGAGCAACTAAAGAATCACGTTCCATTTCTCCGATACGCAACCCCCCATCATTTGCTCGTCCTTCGAGTGGCTGATGCGTCAATAGTGTCCTGGGTCCTGTAGACCTGTAATTAATCTTATCTTCCACCATGTGCTTGAAACGCTGGTAGTAAGTTGGTCCCATAAAGATTTCTGCCTCAATTATTTCACCATTCATTCCATTATACAAAAACTCATTACCATACGGATGATATCCAAGTTGCGTAAGAATTTCTTTAGTATCTCCAATTCTTTGCTGTGTGCTGAATGCTGTTCCATCAACAATTGTTCCAAGTTCTACGGCTACCTTAGATGACATTCCTTCTAGAAATTGTCCAATGGTCATACGAGACGGTAAAGCATGGGGATTAATAATTAAGTCAGGTCTTAGTCCATCTTTAGTGAATGGCATATCTTCTTCACGGATTCTGAGTCCAACTGTTCCCTTCTGTCCGTGACGAGAACCAAACTTGTCACCTAGCACCGGGTCGCGAACTTCTACTATTCTAATCTTTACTCCTTGAAGTCCTTCGGCTGTTGTGTAACGATATACCGAATCTATCACACCATGTTGACCTCTTTTAGGAAGAACTGATGAATCTGCAAATCCTGTTACCTGGCCAGCAGAATTAGTTCGAGGAGTTACAATGCCCACCAAGATTGTAGAAGGACCAACTTCTGAGCCTGGTTTAATTATACCATCAGCATCCAGATAGTCATAATTTTTTCCATCTTTTCTGGAAACGGTTTCACGGTATTTAGGATCGGTAACAGGATTAGCAAAGATTGTATGAGTTTGAGCAGCAGGATCAATAATACTTTCAGACTCATCATACGCATGATAATACGATGTTAGATACATACCACGCTTCAGAGCAGAATCGTTGATTAAGATTGAATCTTCCTGATTATAGCCTCCATATACTGCAATAGCTACAATTGCATTCTCACCAAAAGGCACACATCCACCACCAAGAATACTTGCTGCCCAAGTCTGACACAAGGGTTGTTGGGGTGAGTGCAAGTGTGTTGCAATAGTATCAAATCGTTTATTGAAAGCAGTATTATACCAGGAACATGCTTGCTTCACTTGCTGACATGTGAACATATTTCTTGGTGCTTGATTATGATCAGTAAAAGGCATTACACTTCCTGTAGCAGAGAATAGAGTGCTTCCGTGAATTTCAGAAGGTTGTTCAGGATGAAATGGTTCCATAGATATACGCAAACATTCTGACTCTTGTGCATCAACGTAATCCATATGCTTCATTATTGCCTCCCAACTCTTACAAGCCTTGATTGATTCCAGTTTTGTTCCCTCACGATAAATCACTCTGCATGGGCGCCCAGCATCACACTGAATCAAGTATTCATTGTCAAGTCTGTTCCAAGTCAATGAAATAAACTTATCAATATTTCCAGCCCTGCGTTCCCTAATCAAAGCAGCATGAAATGATTCGGTATCTTTCAATACTACACATACCAAATCTGAATTTACAAATACCTTTGTCCAAAGTGGATTCCAGGAAGATGGATGAATTACAGAAACAGTTCGTGTATTGGGTTGACCAAATATTACTGCCTTGATGTCTGCAGATGATGACTGAGTTGTTAATTTGGAAAATAGCGTCAATGATTTGATCATACCAATATTTCTACCATCTGGATTATCAATAGGGCACATGATACCCCATGAAGAAGAATGAAGCCTTCTTGGCTCTCTTTGCTTTGTTTCCTTGTCCATCTTCAGATTAATACGACGCAAATGAGCAATAGTTCCTAAATATGAAAATCTAGAAAGAACTTGTGCAACACCTGATTCTTTATCCCATGTTCCCTTAAAAGACTTTTCAAATTGATTCAAAAAAGTATATGATTTCCAATAAAAATTTCTGATACCTTCTTCCTGGATTAGATTTGTTAAGTTCTTTCCCTTATATGTTTCTTTCTCGAACTCTACACGTCTATCAAGTTCTAATAACATTGATGCACCAACTTCCTTGTAGATTCGTCTAAACTCTTTGAAGCATAGGTCACCTGATGCATCAAGTCTTTTGAATCTAAAATGATCGCGATCCGAATCTTCAGTATTCCCAATAGCAACATCCATAGCCATACGCAACATATGGCCTAATAAATATGCTTTTCTACGGTAGAATGAAGGGACAGATTCTTTTTCATCTGGTTCGCAGTGAGGAAACAGACTAGAATACAGGTTTGTATAAACAGCACCATTGCTGCGAGTTCGTGTTTGGCGTCTTAGGAATAATAGATTAGCATCCTGGGTCTGGTCTTCTTGCTTTGCCATTTCTGAAGCAATGTATTTTTCGTGTGACAGAATTAGTTCTGCAAATAAGCTGTCATACAGTGAACGTTCGCGAACACCTGCAAGAACAACATCATAAATATCCTGGTCGGAAGTAAATCCTAATGCATAGAATAGACTCACAAGAGGAATAGGATTATCAAAACCAGGAAGTTGAATAGTTGCTAGACGATTAGTTGAGAAACTTCCATAGTCAGAAGTCTTGCTAATAATTCCAGAATCATTCATAGATTTATTTTCAGGAGGAATCTTGAGTAAATGACCAGCGCGTCTAGTGCCATCTTCTGATTCTGAGTATATCCCTGCTATGAATTCAAATTTGTTTTCTTTAGTTGCAGTATCCATAATTGCTTTGAGTTCCTTTTCAGACCTGGTGCGAACTTCTTCAGCTGATGGTGGTTCAATACGCTTCTTTGCATAAAACATGTTTGAACCCAACGATTCCTGACTTAAAAGCACACGTTCCTGGCCATTAATGATGAAGTAACCGCCTAATTCAAATCGACATTCACCGGCATCATATAGTTGGTCGGGAGTCATGGGTCTCAGGTAGCAAATAGAACTCTTTAGAAGCAAAGGAATCCGCCCTATTAAGATGTCGTTAAAGGTCTTGCTTTGAACTTCGTCAGAATATTCATACTCTACCAGGATATCTGCTCTGATTTCAAATGTGTAAGTCTTGTTTTCTAACCGACAGGCGTGGGGAAGAATAGCAATATCTTCTTCATCGATAGGAGAGACATATTTAACTTTACCGTCTTTGCCACCAATAAAAATTCTGATTTGACGGCCATCTTCGAGGGAACGCTTGAATGGATTCATTGCCTGAACAAATCTGGGAATCTTCATATCCAAGAAATCAGAATACGAGTCTAAGTGGTGTCGCACCATAGGATTGAGAGTATCCTTTAAGAATGTTGTTATAACATGCCGAGCCATTCCTTTCCTTGTAATATAGAAAGAATGCTAAACCTGCAAACCGTATTAGTTTGTGTAGGAGTTGTGTTAATTTTGCTTGTTGCTTACCGATTTCTCTTTAATCCTCAAGTTCTGTTGGGTGGAATACATTCAGAGGGAACTACATGTCCGACTCACTGGAAATATATTGATGGGCTATGTAAACCATCTTATGAAACATCATGTATGCCTTTTGATCCATTTGTAATAACATCTAAGGTATCTGGATGTAATCTTGCAAGAACATGCGGAACAGATTGGCCAGGAAAATGCGTTTAGAAACTAAGGATTGAGTATATATAATGTATGCCGAATCACACAGACCAGTATTTCTTAATGATGTAATCGGCCATCAAGACATAAAACAAGCATTAGAAAATTACTTAAAATCTGGATTTGGTGGAGCAGCATTTATGATAGGTCCTCCTGGTATTGGGAAAACAACAATGGCTCTTTGTGCTGCAAGAACATTTGACTTTGATCCTTTAGAAATTAATGCTTCAAAGTCTATTCGATCATTTGAAGACGTTGATAAACTGAAAGATGCGTGTAGATCGTGTATAAATATTCAATCATTTATCAGAGGTGACAGGAAACGTAAGACATGTGTAATTCTGGATGAGGTTGATGGATCTGACCCTCATGCTCAAGCAAAGATAGTTGAGTGGGTAAGAGATCCTACCAGGACAGTACCAATTCTTTGTACTGGTAATGAGCTGCCTACAATCTTCAAAAGAAATACAGAATTGATTCAAATACTGAGATGTTATCCTCCTAAGGCATCTGAGGTCCAGCATCTATTTCCTGGGTCTGACGTTCCTTTAATTTTAAAAGAATGTCAGCACGATATTCGTCGTGTGTTTCATAAGTTACAGTATGGTGATTCATATGTTATTCCGGAGTTTCCGCTCCCCCCCACTGGTACATCTCCTGAGCTTGCGTTCCTGTGGCGCCAGAAGATGTTTGATTTGCCTGACCCTCTCGGATGTCACGCCGACAAACAGGGCATCGGACACTCGCACCAAACCAAGTTTGAATGCAAGAACGGTGGTAAACGTGTCGGCAAGTCTGTAGTATCGCGCCGTCAGAAGCAATTAAATCCTGGCAAATCGAACAATTCTGCTGAGAATGGCTAACATGATCCTGAACTTCACTTGCAATTTGTTGAGCAGTTGGTACTACCATTACGTTCTCCATAAAGTTTTGAGGAATAGTTATTGGAAAAGTAATCGTAACAGGTTCTTGCCTGGCAGTCAATGCAGAGATATACGCGGATTCAACGTCCATAAATTGTCTAGTAAGTTGGTCACGGCGCCTGTATGAGCGATGATTATGAAAGAATTCACTCCTAGTATGAACAAGTTCACTAAGTATTTCAAGTCTGCGTCTATCCATTGTATGTATGTCATAGGTTATTGTTAAATGAGTTAAAACCTCGAAGTATGGATAAATGGCAGACGTTGAAGCATTCTATTTAAAAAACAAAACATTTAAAGCAGCAGACATTCTTTGGAATAATATACCTAAAATTTCAGATAATGCTGCAGTTATTTTTGAACCGCGCATTTATCCTAACTTTTCATTTACACTAAATAACTTTGTTCATTTTTTATCAGAACATAATTTTAGCTTTTATATTTTTCACTCCAAAGAAAACGAAAAACAGGTTATGGATATCACTAAAGGTAGACAAAATATTAATTACATTTGTTTTAGTGAAGGAAACTCAACGCGCGATATTTATAACGACACATTAAAATCTGTAGAATTTTATGAATCAATTCCATGCAAAAGAATGCTTATTTTTCAAACAGATAGCTGGATACGAACGAAAGGTTTAGAAAAATTCATGGATTATGGATACATTGGAGCACCTCACCGTAACTGGGAAGGAACTAGTATGAATGGTGGACTTTCTCTCCGAAATAAACAGGTATGTATTGATATTATTAAAAAACTGGGAGAAGAAGGTAAAAAAACACATCACTGGGAAGATACCTTTTTTTCAGTAGGTTGTTTCGAATTTTTTCCAGAACTTTATCCAACTTTAGATGTGGCAAAGCAGTTTTCAAGCGAATGGATGTTTGATAGTAGAAGTATAGGAACACATAAATTTTGGTATACAGTTATAGATCCACAACAAAGGAAACACCTTATGACAATAACCCTTTAGTAATAAACATATCCATTGGTCCACGCTTATGCTTCTTCAAATACTGAGCCCCTAGAAAGAGAATTGAATCCAGGTCTTTCTCCTTCTGTTTCAGAATACCGAGTGTTGCTTCCTCTTCATCTCCAGGACACTCAGTATACTTTCTTGGAACATATCCATCCAGCTGCTCAATGCCCAATGCAAATAGTTGTGCAACTGGATTCTGAATCTGATTCGTAATATAGAAATCAACATCTGGCTTTAAGTTTCGCTTCTTCACAAAGTCAATGTGCTCAATCTTGTTTCCTTGCTTTTTCTCATCCTTTCTATTTGCTACATAAATATACGCCAACCTATCTCCAACTTGTGGAGCTGTTCCATCTCTCTCTTCCATTCTGTCTGCCAGAACACGATGAGCAATCTGTCCTGGGTTCTTGTAATCATCACGCAACTGCTTCGTGATTATAAACTTCTCCAATGGAATCTTATTTTGCATCACTTGAACCAACATATCCTTCACAAAGTTCTGAGCATTCTTTAGACTTCTCTCCTCCATCAGAATGTCCAGGGCTCCACCAAAGATATCTTTCACAATAGGAGCATTATCTCTGCGTTTCAAAGCAATACCCATTCCTACACGTTTACACTTAGTCGGGTCATCCTCATACTTCAGACCCATATAACGCTTACGACAGAACAGAATGAACGGAAAGAAAGTCTTCTCATATTCAATCTTGTGTGCCTTGCGACATTGGCTTGTAATCCGCTCAGCCGCCTTTTTGCCCAGCTCGATGGCAGTGGCCAGGTCTTTGGTCGGAAACTTTACAAAGATTGAATCCGTGTCACCGTAGATTACCTCTGCTCCAAACTCTGTCTCAACAACGCTCTTTGCAAACATTAATCTTTCACGGCCTGCTGCAGTGGTGCATGCAGCAACTTCTACTTTGCGGATAGGAGACGTTCGAGAGCCCGTCTGACCATATACTGAATTGGCAACAACCTTGTAAGCAAGCTGAAGACCGTTCAGCACAGACTTCTGGGCATCATCATCTGTTTTCTCCATCAGCTTACGAGTTTCCTTACGCTTCTTAAGCAGAATATCCAGGGTCATCGGAAGAAGGCCAGTGCTGCGTGGATCGGATGTCGGCTGAGCATATCCACATGTCTTACGACCAATAACTTCATCTGCATCATTTTTTACATCAAATGAGATCTCATCAATTTGGTAGGTTTCTTTTAGCTTGTCTAATGCAGAACCATCAGTTCCTTCATGGTGAATCTTACGACCATCCATGTTGAACGTCTTGACATACACCAGACTGTCAGGTGAGATATTGAATGCAATCATGTTGGATGGGTATAGAGAGTTGAAGTCCAGAACGGGAATAGGATCTTCTAGATACATACCAATCTTTGGAGGTAATACTACAGCACCCTCGTAAGACATATCACCATCTACTGATTCTTGTGCCATGATAATCTGACCACGCTTTGATGCATTGTAAGCAACAGCTGAGTAGATTTTGATTCCCTGACCACGCAGAAAGATAAAGTCAATCGGAACACGACAAACATCTGCCATACCACGAGCATTCACCAATGTGTCCAACTTTGCCATAAGAGTCAGCACAAGATCGCAATCCTGGATACAGTATTTGGCAATTTTGGAACGATCAGCTGGACCTTTCTTGTGAAGTTCAAACATGTCCTGAGCAGATACATCGTCTTTGCTAAATGACCACTCAAGCTTCTTTCTATCTTCTTTGGAGATATCATCAAACGTATTCAGATAATTGCTATCATCAAGCTCAACGATAAATTTCTTAGGGAATACTTCTTTTACCTTGAACTTCTTGCCGTCAGCATAAGGGTTGATGGTATTGCCTACAATATCGAATCTGACATAGTTTCCTGCAAAGAGACCACGCGTAGACTTGGTATGAATCTCGTACATCCTGGTTTCAGCTCCTGTGATGATTACAAACTCAGTGACCTTATCACGCAGGAACGTGCTGGCTACATTGTCTAGCTTGTATGAGTCCAGATTTTGCTCACGACGAATGCTGAGAAGCAAATCAATTGGTAGACGTCCTGGTAGATCAAAGTACCGGACAGCGTATTTGCCGGAAGCAAGTTCAAATGTCTTCTTTTCGGTCTTGATCATCTCAGTCTTCCCCCATTGCCTGGTATCTGACCTACCAAGTTGGAGTTCAATCTTGTGTAGGTCGCAGCGTTCAGCAATGTAACCGTCATCAAAGCCAAACGTATTGTATCCGGCAATCATGTCAGGATCCTCTGCTTGGATATACTTTTTGAACTTCAGTAGAAGGTCTTGTTCATTAGTGCATGCAACATATTTGACATCAGAGTCAGATGGTTCACATGTTCCAGATACGAGAACATAGCGTTCTACAGGCGTCATCAGGTCATCAGACCAGCGGAATGACAAACCGATTTGAATAATTTCATCTTCACGATTTGAAGCTTGTGGAAAGTTCCCAGATGCCGAGTAGACCTCAATATCGTAAGAAAGGACATACATCGGAATGCTGATTCCAGGGAATGCTTCTACGGATGTGTATGGAACTTTGTAAGCAACATTGACTCGCTCCTCTTCAGATATAGTATCATCTTCTTCCTCAAACTTGATTGGGGATGCAGGAGAGATATCACGTTCATGAAATAGACGAAGATAGGGTGGCAAATTTGATTCGAATACGTCTTCGACTTGAACTTTGCGATTGCCAATCTTTAGGCCGTTGCGTAGTTCTTTTGCAATGAGCTTGAAAGCCCATAAAGCAGGGAAGGCCAACTTCCAGACACGAATAGTCTCGAGGCCATTAAATCCACGCATGGCGTCGAGCTTATGTTCTTCAGTAATCTTCATACCCTGGATAGTCTTGACTCCCGAGATAGCAGAACTAATTTGTGCTGCTGTTTCAGAAGGAAGTGCCCTCAGATAGAAGTATGGCTTAAAGTCTGTGATACGAACTCGTGCGACGTCTCCTTCATGAGTTCGTCCGTAGATATCTACGACATACTTAAACTTATGGTCATACTCACGCCAATCGCATGGTTGAAGATACATCTTGTTTAGAATGTGTTAAATAATCTTCAGATTAATTCGTTTTGGAGTAATAATGGGTGGATATATTGTATTAAGAGTTACAGCTGGCCTTATAGATGCATTATCCCTTTTATGGTATAATTCAAAATATGCAAAGGAACATGATAGAACTATCATATTTTGCCTGGACACATATTCAGCAACCGACTTAGACAGTATAATTGATTTTTCTCAATTTCCTGTCAAGGTTCTTTGCGGAGAAGAACATATAAAAAACATAGTATATTCGAAAATAGAACCACCATGTTTTGATAATGATCCGTACAAAAAATGTGATTCGACAGTTCCAGAAGGCCAATTTAAAATTCCGAGTATAGGAGATATGATAACAAAATTTGATCCAACAATATCATATCCTGAGGATGTTCTTTTAATATTCCAAGGTATTGGTAATTTTGGAGAGTCGCTAAATGTATTTGAGAATATAAAATTTAAACCAGAATTTCTTAAAAAGTTTCACATGCAAAGAAAGCTCTTTAATAAGTTTGTTGCTATTCATTTGAGGGCAACCGACTATCCAGGCTATAATGAGGAAGAGGACACACAAAAAGTTGATGAACTCGTTTTAAGATATCCAGGTCTTCCAGTTTATATTGCATGCGATAATAGTAAGCTTGTTGAAAAGTTATGCAATAAGCACGAACAACTCGTAAGACCCTTGGCCTATAAAAAAATTGAGACGTATTACTATTCAATGCATTACGCATTCGGAAAAACTGATCCAGAATGTGTAACTAATGCATTGATAGATATTTTAATGTGTGCATCCGCTAATGACTTTGTTAAATCTCGCGGAGGATTTAGTGGTATTATTGGTCACATACGAAATCGCCCAAACTTGCTAAAAAGACTTACTTCAATAGAAGCTGACCCGCCTGCCGTGTTACAAACATCCGATTCCTCTCCAGAGGTCTAAAGTGCTCATTAACAACTTCTTCAACATCGGTTGGATTAAATGGCTTGCAACTGAAAACATCCAGGTACATATCATTGGTTTCCTCACAGAAGTGAGCAGTGATATTTGACGTCTCAATTAGTTGAACCAATGTATAACCAGCTTTGTTACCAGACCCAAAACGAACAATTTGTGGCTCTCCGTAAGGAACCATATCAATTCTCTTCACAAGTGTCTTGGCAAATCTAGAAATATTCGAAGAGCACTGAATAGTAGACGATAGGCACTTGGAGCAATCAAGCATCAGATGGTATCCCCAAGACATTTTATTAATTATCTGTAACTCCTTTCTAAACCACAAATTAAATTTTCTGTATAGCTGAATGAGTATAACCATGGCTAGGTAAAAGATATACAAATCTATAGTTTCCACTAGATACAAAATTATGAGCCCAAGCATTGATATGATGTAAGTGTGTATCATCAATAATAATTAGTCCACCTTTCTTCACAAGAAGATTTGCATTCTTTATATCATTAGAAATACAGTGTTCAGAATGACCTCCATCGACATGAACAACATCATAACTTTCCAGGCATGATTGATTATTTTTAATCCAATTGGGCATGGTTACAGTTGAATCACCTTCTATGTACTCAAACTTAATATGTTGAAACTTTCTTTCCAGATATGTTAAAGATGGTCTTGTATACCTGTGCTCACCTATATCAAAAATAGTATAGTCCAAAGGACTTGAATCTCGGCCTAATAACATTAACATAGAAGAATGCCCAGCATTAAGTCCTATTTCACAAATTTTCGTCGTTGCTTGTTTTCCACACCAAAAGAGATTAACTTGTTTGTTGTATAATGCTGGAAACAACTTTAGGGTGGTATGATAATAAAAAGCATTCCCTTCTAATGCATCACCCGATTCGTTAACAATTTGTGCTAAGTCATCTAAGTACATCTTCATTCTAGAAGAGTGTGACTCAAACTCTTGTTTTACTACAGCCACAACAAACTCGGACATTATTTATAAATAAAGAAAGCAATAAAACTCTAAACTATTAACAAATGTCACAAGGATATCCATTATTTCATGCTGCTTCTCGTGGAGGTATTGATGACCGTTATTCAAACGCCGAAGCAAGTAAGCGTAACATGAGTGCAACATACTATGCAAATATGCCTGCTTCTTGTGGTAATGGTTCTGCCTGGAGTGCAGCTGCAGAATATGTTGGGTTAGTACCTCGCGGTAACTTTGGTAACTCCCCCGAGGGCGGCTGTGGAATCGACACGCAAACTGACCTTCTGTTTGGTGATCCTGCTGCAGTTCGTATGAAGGGTCCTAAGCAGTTGTTTCAGCGCCCGTTCCCGACAACTCCTTTCCTGGGGATGGGAACCATTGATGGCATTCCAGATCAGAACCGAGTAATTTTTGGTCATTCGACTGCAAACCGGAAGAGCATCCAGACTGTGACAGACAAGCAATTTCCGGTATTTGAACCTCTGATACAGGAGAAGGAGGACGAGATGGTAAGAGACAATTACTTTGTGGAGCCATTTCTACGGGGGGGCTTTGCATCTCGGAATGTTGCGAAGGTTCGGCTTGATCTGAAGAGCTAATAAATCCCTTAGAAATCGAGTCAGTCAACTTCGTCATTTCTTCACGTGTCTCTTTAAAAAACTGTTGAATCTTACTTAACTGACGAGGCTTTGGTGCATCTTTGCCTTGAGGAACGTTCATATGTAAGGATACGGCTTCCATAACATCATTTCCAGATTTGTTCAGAAGCTCAATTGCTTCCTCTCTCGAACAACAAGCAAGTTCCATAACTTTCTCCTCTGCCATTTTTTAGCTGTTAAATGTAAACAACGTTAATATGCGTTTCGTTGAATCTTTATGCCCGCCCGCGTTTTTATACATGTTATATGTCCTGGTTCACATTGGTTTAGATTTATCATTTGGTCTATATATGACCGCTGCTATCAAGGCAGCAACTGGTGTTGGTCTGGTATTCCTCCTGGATTCATTCTGCCGTGTTGATTTAGGTATTCTTTCATGGGTTATCATAGCAACACCGTTTGTGATTACTGCTTTAGCATCATCCATTGCTATGGGTCTACAACTTGACAAGACAATGACGGCATATGCTGTCGAGAAGTTTACCCCTCTCGCTGTAGATAATACGAAGAACCGTGACAGATATGTAACTCAGTTAAAGGGTGGTGAAGCTCCTATAAGCTCTAACCCAATTTAAATCAAGCATACATGATTAGTATAAATGTTTTGTTGTAAGATTTTTAATAGGATTCTAAGGCAGGTTCTTTCATTGTGGTATCCGCAAGAACCTGTTATTTATCAGTATATTCATGGAAAGCTCACTGTAGTAGAATCTATCTCACTTGACAAGACAATTCAAAGATACAAGATTTGGGGTTCAGAACCTAAACTTTTTACTCCTAGTGAATTGAATGCTATTATAGACTCCAAACTATATCCTCCTTGGTTGTGGGTTGGAGCATCGTGTATTTTTGGTGAAGTTGATATGACTTCTAAGATGGAACCATATCTTGTAGATGGCAATACAATTACTCCTTCTCTTCTTTCTGATATATATCCGTTGATGCATAATTGGAAGTATCTGGATCCTGTAACGTTTAAAGAAGTAGATTTTCCTGAAGAAGGAATAACAATAGATGCTCCCCGAGTGGAAAGACCTACGCAAGAAAGCCAGGAAAGTAAAGATACCTGATGATGAATACTTTGCTATTGCAGAAGAGTATACTGAACTATCAAGCAGGTTTTATTGCAATGACCTAATAGAAACCTTCTACTTATGGTTTGATATGCTGCTTTACCCAATATACATTATCATCCGATTCTGTATGCTGGATTTTTCTCCAATGTCTGTTATTACGCTTATTAAGACTTACCAGGTATGGATTGATTGGTTCAGATTTAAAGAAATTGAAGCAAAAGTAGAAACCTGGAAAGAAACCGTAAGATCATTAGGAGGTCCTTGGATAACTTCTAATAATCCTGATCTACATGTATTTGTTTATGCCGATGGTATGGAACGTATTAGGTACTCGCGGGTGGTGCGCCGTCCTTCCCGAAAAACTGAGAAAACGTTCCCAAAAGCTGAGCTCCCTGTTCAATTGCAGGCTTCATCTCTGCCAAAGTCCCCATCAGCTCCTTCTGAAGTTCCATTAGTTCCTTAGTATCACGCTTCATTCCTCCAATCTGCTCAGGAGACAGATTTCTGTATGCATGTAAAATAGTTGTTCCCAAGTCTACATGAGGAGTTGATTTTCCTGTAGGTTCTGGCTCAGACTCTTCTTTTTCTTCGTTCTCAAAGTTCTCAAATAGTAACCTATGGGGGTGCACTAAGATAATAAGGGTCAATACTACACCAGCAATGACTGAAAGAACCCTGGATGTTTTGAATACAGAGTTATACGCTAGTAGGTAACCCACAATAGTCCACATAAATGCATATGGGTAATTTCTAGAATACAAATATGCAAAGGCTGCCGCTGCTAAAAGTCCTGCAATTAACATGTCACTCATCTTTACTAGTTAGGAAGAATATTGAATGAGCCAACATTAGCTAAACTATCTGCCCCAAAATTATTGAATGAACCATTTGCTGGCTCTCCTAGAGGAGGACCGCGGGTATTAATACCAACACGATCAGCAATGCCACGAGCTCCGGTTCCAACATAAGATGCAGAAACACCGCCGTATTTACCACCACCCCTCATACGCCGAGTTTTGCGGCCACGAGACTTACGGCGACGGCCACGACCGTACTGAATTTCAGATTTCATGTTAGTGATATTGCCACCCCTGTCTACTGCAAATTGACCCATCTCCGAGCCACGCACCCAGTTTGCTGCACCAGGTGCTGTAGCCCCTTGAAATGAATAAAAACCACCACGTTGCTTTCTTCTACGAGTTCCACGTTTCTTAGTATGGCGGCGAGGCATCTTTACTTTAGTTTGGCAAAATAACTTCCCAGTTACCATCTTTAGGTTCACACTTCATTTTGAATTCAACACCCTTTGAACGCAAGAATTGAGATGTCTTCAAATTTGGCACAAGCACATATCCTTGCTTTCCAACCACTGTATAAACATCCGGAATCTCTGTTCTAATAATAGTTTCTTCTATCTCCATGAAACAACCATGAGAACCTTCTTTATGATCATATACCTCATAACCTCTTAGCTTAGTATCTGCAGGCAGGTTAGACTTGTGAACAAATACTGCTAGTCCTGGACGGTAGAATCTTTCAAGTATCGCTTTTGACCACTCGTATCTTTGCTGGAACGTTGTGCTGTTAAAGATACAACTAGAATTATACACAAACACATCAGAAATAACATATGTGTCTCTTACCTTTTCCGCACGCATTATAGTGTCGCCGAAAAGACGCTCGTCGAGACATACATTGATTACACAAGATTCACGTGCTGTAATCCACATACACACTGGAGCAGGATCGTATGTCAGGACTATCCATCCCATAATTCCTGCAGTTTGAGGAACCCTAAAATTAGGTTCCGGGGGGGCGGGTTTCCGTGATACCAGCCGGGAGTTGGGCGTCCAAGCGTAGAGAGTCTGAAGCCTGTTGACGAGGCTCATATTCGGGCAGCTTTACATCTGTTACAGGTGGTTCCGTGAAAGTTACCGTTGGGGCTTGGACAGGAGCTTGAACCGGAACTTCCCTGTAGATAATTCGTGGCTGAGGAGGAGTCATAAGTCTGACTCCCACAAATATAACAACTTGAACAAAAACCATAATACCAATTGTAGCAAGAGCTGTATACAGAACGTCTAGAGCAAGCATTTGTTTACTCTAGAGGTTCTCATATTCTCAATAAAAACGGATTATTTTATTACAAAATTAGAGTTATTGCCCCTACAAAGCATACGTAGGGGTGATATGTGGCCGGTCTGGCCAGCTGTCTGCAAATCGCAAAACGGGTGGTTCAATTGAACTAAGAGAAAGACCCAGGTGTTGGATTGCAAAGTGTGTCTCAGTTTAGTGGGAAACATGTTATGCTTAAATGAACCCATCCATATATCACGCCTGAGTGGTGAATAATGGTAAAGGTGTGAGAAAAACCGCTGGCCTGACCGGCAGGGGCGAAGTATCACCAGTAGGGAAAGGCTTGAAATAAAGTCATGGTGCCTACGAACTTTTTATATTTGGGTAAACATCTCACCTTGTTCAATCCATACACGAGGAGATTCTGATAGCACAATTATTTTTACTTGTTCTGTATACTGGACATCACTAAATGATGTTCGAGTTATTGCTTCCTCTTCCATACTGAAAACATCTCCAGTGAAAAATCGTCTTCGTTTCATTGCTACTGGATCATATACCCAACCATCCGAACACCAAAGCAAGGTTGTTTCGTAAGAAGATAACTCCTTATACGATGAGGGTGGTTCTTGCCTTTTTAGAAGCATTTGTTTGGATATCATCTTTAGCAGTTAAACCCATCATACTCTGTAGAAGACTGGAGTTCTTAACGATTTCTACTAGAAGCCATGTATCATATTGTGCACTATGAGTGAGCCCAGAATCAAAAGGCTTCTTTACAACATATGTATATAGCTCAGTTAGCTTAGGAGGTTTGATTCCACGACCATTTGCATATTGAAGATTCATGATATTCTTCATAGCTTCCATGGTGCAGAACTTAGGCTTAAAGTCGGGTAGAACTCTGATTTTTAGATCCCATAGGATAGCATTGACCAGGACATTGTAATCAAAGTTCATATTGTGCGCTATCATCATATCGTGCTCGATAGATGAGAACTTCTCAATAATTATTGAAAGAGGAATTCCCTCTGCTTCAGCCTTTGCTTGGGTAATCCCGTGAATAGCTGTAGAATCTGCAGGAATAGTCCACTGAGGCTTCACAATGTGTGATTCGGATACTGCACATGGTTCGTAATTATTGTTAGAGTCAATAACAGTCCAGGCAATTGATACCAGGTGTGGCCAGTTGTCTGGTCCTTTGCTAGCAGGCTCACGAGTCTTGGGAAGACCAGTAGTCTCAGTGTCAAAGATTAAAAGCTTCATTGTGTTATTATTTCTTGTGATGAGTAGACCCTTTCCGTTTTCCTCCAAATAATTCTATGCCAGCGTGCTTATTAGTTTGAAAATTAATATGAGATTTGACAAACCAATAAATATATCCAAGCATAGAAGACAGGCCTGCTAGTAAAACAAACTTTGTAATAGAAGGTGGCTTAGTAAAAGTGAAGAACTCCATAAAAAGATCATTTTCGTGAGGTTCAATTATTTCCATCAAGTAGACAATAAACCAAACTATAATAGATAAGATTATTAGTGCTGTAATAAGAATTACTAGCCATAAATATTTAAACTCGATATCAAAAAAACTTAAACCAATAAACCATAGAGGTAAAGCTACGCATGAAGCCAATATTAATTGTAAGTACCTATCTGAGTTGATAGTCATTTAACTTTATGCAAACGTTTTTTGTGTATGTATGATGGCTCCAATCCATTGAGGAATGTTTGTTACGACATCCTGGACTGTCTGTATATTGTGTGGAACAGCATAGTGTATATCTAGCGTTGTAGATTCACATACAAATAAGATGGATGTTATCAAGAATGGTAAACGCTTCCTCAAGTCTCCCTGACCCCACCGAAGGCAATACATCTTATACAATGCATCTATATATGGGGCTAATGTACCTGATTGTGGAGATGATTTTACCGCTTCCATAACTACACTCCATAAAATCCATATAGGTGAACGTAAGTATTTTTCTTCCACATATTCATTTGACCTATAAGAACATACTAGATATGCTTTGTTGTCTACTTTGTATTTGGTTGCGTATGCAAGGATCCAAGAAGCCCAATATAGAGCACGAGTAGAATCCCGTGTTTCAGGTCTCAAGCAATATGCAAACTCATTCACTGGAACATATAATTCCATAGGATCTTCCTGTTTCATTATTGTTCTTGCATACAGTGAGGTTGGTGACTTCAAATTCTCCTGGATAACTACAGGCTGAAAATCATGCTCCGGTTTAATTCTGGGAAAGCTTGGTAATTTAGATTTCCGGCATAATGCAACCGAAGCTCCAACTTCACAGAACAATAAACGAGCATCCTTATTATTTCTGATATCTGTCATAGTCATTGTAGTATATTGATTCTCATATGGAGCAAAGCGTTCATACATACGCACCAAATACAGAAATACATTGGGTGCTCCACGATTAATATGGACGGCTGAACTCAAGAATAAGGTATTCCAGCAAGAATGAACGAGGCCAGAACACATCAATTCCAGAATCCAATAGCAAGTATAATCTGCATGACCTAACTTAATATTTTCATCAAGCACTTTGTAGACATGCGTACGCAAATGTCCAGAAAATGTAAACTTTTGAAAATCCAGAACTGTTCGGCTATCAAAGATATCCATTATCTTCTGCGCCGAGTTTTACGTCTCCGGGTGGAACGCCTACGCTTACCTCCTCTGTTATGTGTTGTTGCATTTTTTCGAATAGGACCCTCATATCCTCGTTCTCTCATCTTTAAATCTTGTGGAAGCAAACTGCCTTTTCTAGGAACAACAAAAGAAGCAATGGTTCTTTGTACATCTTGTGGAAGTTTCTTCATGTTTTCGCTTTGAAGTGCAGCATACATGGTTCTTTCTCTCTGTATACGCGGCTCGAGGAGCGCATTATGACGAGCCTCAGCCCAGCTTCCAGGAGCGTACTTTGCATGTCTATTATCTTCTGCTTCATTCCTTCTCTTTGTCATAACATCCTCTTCAGAATCAGAGTGATGAGGCCCCCCTCTATAACCATAACTGCTCATTTATCTTCTGCGGCGAGATATTTTACGTCTCCTGGTAGAACGCTTACGCTTACCTCCTTTTAAATCAGCATATGCAAATGCCATCTGTTCTTCAGGAGTAAAAACAGGTTTCGCTTCTTTAGGTTTAGGTTTAGGCTTTTCAAACTTTTCTTTTAATTCTTTAACCGTTGGCATTTGTCATTACTTCGTAAAATAAACAAGATACTGATATTCTTTACCGCATGAGATCATGTGAACTTTCTCTTGCATACGAAATCCAGAACTCTTGATAGTTTCAATAGCTGATTCCAAAGAAGGCATATGCCAATTCTGCTTTTGTTCGCGATACTTTATTTTGCCAGGGCTTTTCTCTGTATCGTAATATGTGAATACTTCATTGAATGAAGCATCTTCTTCGTTCTTTTTCTTTTGCAGTGTTCCTGTATACTTGAATTCATCAAAGTAAATTACAGATTTGTTCTGACGTTCGTATGAATACTTCTGGACTGAGAATGCAGCAAATGGTGTTGCTAAATCCAGAATTGGGTCATACTTATCTGGCTCAACTAAATGAACAATAAAGAATCCACCAGGCTGTGTCCAAAGATAGGCATTGTCAGATACACTTTTAATGTTTGGAAACATATATGCTGAGAATCCTAGAAGCAAGGTATGACTACATGACTTTGGTGGAAACAATGATGCTTGAGTTACATCACCTTTCTGAAACTTAGAAGATGGACAATCTTTTCTTGCTTGTCCCATCATAGGCAAAGAAATATCAATACCTGTGTATTCAACACCCATATCCTTGAACCAACAAGCATGTGGAGCAATGCCGCAACATAAATCCAGAACTTTTACATTTGTCTTTGCTTGATCAGCCAGGGCTATATCTTGCATAGATACCTGTTCAAATTCTAATTTTTGTTGTGAGTGCCATAATACCTTATAGATTGAAGCATAAATTGCATCGTAATACTTTTCAGGGTCTTCTAAGCTAATAGATTCTCCTGATTCAAAACCTTCTCTGCTACAAGACCAGATTGATACTGCATAGAGACTAACAAGTATTAGAGTAAGAAAAACTATATCTAGCCACTCCATTATTATCTTAACCAGAAGGAGAATTGCTAGTAAATAAGGCAGATAATTTACCTTCGACAAAAATTAGGTATACAACCCATAGTATAGTTATACTTAGCAAGAAATCCAGAAATGATGGTAACCATGCATAGACATCTACTGGGAGTCCTTCTAGTTCTTTGGTTCGTCTGTAGACACTTGCTGCTTCTCGTTCCTTTTCTATCTGAGATTGTATGAATCTGACTTCATCTTCATCACCTACTTGAGAATTTAAGGCATCTTGCTTTGCTTGTAATCGCATTGTCTGATATTTAATATCGTCCTTCATCTTATCAAATTTAGTTTGGTATGAATCCAGAATCGGTTGAACAGCCTGGTTGGCCTTATCTTCCTTATCTTTAGAAAGCCATCCCTGACCTTCCTTGACTGTATAATAATCTACCTTTGCTTTTTCATATGCTTCAGGATTGGTATCCTTATTCTGAATGGCAGCCACCATGGCAGAATTAAGTTGTTTCAATTGTTTGTCGCGTTGGCACTGAATATCGCAGACGTCCATTGTCTTATCAGTATAAAATTCCCTTAAAGAATCTGGAACCAGTGTATTGATTTTGATAGTGTCCAATAGCAACCATGAATAATTCACTGTATAACGCAAATAAAATTGAATAAATAAGAACATATCCAGAAATCTTGAATACAAAATATGGATCACCCGAATGATCTTCTTGGATCCATGGTATCAAAACATCAAATAATAAGAACATACCTATCAAAAGAAGAACTACTGCTGGCACAAAAAGCCAAGGTTTTTTTGTCATAGCACGATACTTCATTTATTTATAGCAAAGAATACTGTTCCAGAAACCAGGACTGCTAGAGCTATTAAATGTGTGGCAGAACCCAAAAAGTCTGATGCTGCATAGACGCAAGTAGTTAGTGCCAAAACAATAAGAATATTTTGAATCAAAGGTATTACGTTGTTCAGAGAGTTTAGTTCATCTTTTGTGCTCTTAATATCTTTCTGAAGAACTTTTTGGTCTTCAATATGAGAAGCTGATGGTTTGATTTGAAATAGTTTGTTCAGCATGTTTTTCAGTATTGCAAATTGCTTTGCCATGATTCCAGCATAAGTAGACTGGTCATATTGTATTTCTGCCTTAGTTACTTCTGCATCACGTTTAGAATCAATAGGCTGAACAGTTCTCAGGATATCCGTATAATCACTGGATAAAGATTGATTAAAAATATTTCCAGAACTGCCAGGTGTCGTTGTCGTCATCCACATCTGCTTTGAGCCAGGTTCAATTGTAATGTTCTGAGGAGTATACCCCTTAGTATCAACTCCTGAACATATTCCGTTTAGGCAACGTTTCAGACTATTAGAATCATCCATACCAAATATTGCAGTGTTATCAGCATCACCGTAAATAGCATTATATTTTCCTCCAAATTCTGGAATTACTGACCATGAAGTCTGCATAGCTTCATCAGTTACCATAGCTTTTCCTGATGCATCAACTCCATATAAATGTCCTGAACTAGCAGAAGTAATCTTTATATTTAATTTGTCTTCAACTGGAATCCAGTTTCCTGTCATGCCAGGTTTGGGAAGTTTATATTTTTTATCCCCTGCTTGTCCCCAGATATAAGATGTTGTGCTGATAATCTTTGCAATGCTATCAGGTAAGGTTACAGTTATCCATTCATCTGTATTATCTGATGACTTCATAGCAAGGCGGTCTTGAAATAATACGTAAACATGATTGTCATCAGTTATAATATCACGAATGCTTGATGTGAGAGGAGAAACAACTTGTTTCCAGTTTCCTTGACAAGGTAATTGGCATAGCCAAATACTACCAGACCCTAAACCCCAAAGAAAACCTTTAGCAGAAGCAGAAACCTTGTCTAAGCCTCCTGGTACTGTATTCCAATCAGTTCCTTTAGAAATACCGGATACAACAGTATTTACTTGGTCGGTAAGGGAATCGTATTCCATATTATTCTATAGTTTGCTTTTACTTTGGGGGTCCAATACGATTAAATATAAGGTTTAATCCACGAGTAAAATAAAAGTCTATTGAGCCATTAGTGTGAGGCTCCCGAGTCATTTTATCTTGACCAAAATGAGGTTTAATAGTAGGGTCATTATTAGGATTTAGAGAATACATTGTATTGGTATTCGTTAACTTACGACGAATTTCTGATAGTTGAGAGCAATCCATTGATCGGCCTACGCGTCCTCCAATACCTCCAGATGAATCAACGTTAGACATTTATTATACCGTGATAAAAAGTAATGGACATCGGGAAGTATCAAAGCGACAGAGATTCTGAATTAAAGACATTTCATAAAGAGTATAGTGAATTAAAAACGCAATATAACACCTTACTTTCAAGGGCAGTATACGAAACAGATACTGGTAAACAAGCAGATTTAGTAAAGCAAGTTCTAAGCATTAATTCTGGGTTAGCTCAACATGTTCGTGAATTTGTGCAATCTTCTAGAGGTAAATTTGACCCTGCTCTGATATCAGAATTAACTGCTGATATCATCCGGTATCAAAAAGAGTTTGAGGCAATACAGACCTCGTCCGATAAGGCTGTTGCACTTAAAAATGTCCTGGACAGAGAAAAGAATCAACTAAATACACTACACTCTCAGTTTGACCTTTATTTAGGAGTTCTACTTGGTGGTGTTGTGCTAATTCTTATACTTATATTTAGAACATCGCTAATACAGCTCCAACAAGCAGCAGAGAGCCTAGCGTCCAGTATTTCCACCCCTGAGATGGGAGACTCGTCGGACTTGGGGTCTGATGAAACTCTTTATAAGATTTCTCCGATATAGGCTTTAATTTTTCAGGCTCCTCAGGAGGAGCTTGTGATAAAATAGACTGCATGGTCTTTTCTGCTGATTCATAGGCAGTCTTATACTTTTCCTCACCAGTTAAAACGTGCTGGACATAGTTAGATTTATATTGATTTTTAGCTGAGGCGAATGTTCCTTCCATTTATGTTTAGGTTTGAAGAACATTGCCAGCACAGTAGCGATGATATGTGCTATCGCCTGCTGACTCTGAAAATCTTTGAATTTCAATTACATCTCCTGATCTGGCACCAACCCACTTTGCTCCTGGGTCTTCTGCATCAATCCAAGGAAGTTGTTTCTTAGGGTCAGTAATATTAAACTTCTTCTCCAAAGCAGACAGTTCATCCTTGCTAATGATACGATGAGAAGGGAAGCGACGATGTTTCGTAATATTAAACTGAAGGCGACGAATTTCAAAGATTTGAAAGATAGCATTTTTAGGATCGTTGTTATGTTCACGAACAAAGGCAAGAACATTCTCGGATGGTTCTACAAGTGACACAACAATAGTTCCATGCTTGTAATTGTTATCATCTGCAAATGTCATGTATGACTGAAGAATATTCTCAGTGATACGTCCTTTCTCACTAAAGATTACTAGGACTCCACCAATATTAAACATGCGCGTCTCATCAATGGCTGATCCAAGAGGGTCTACGCTATCTACTTTAATACTGCGATAAGCAAGCATACTCTTAATAGTCTCAATAGCACGATCCTCCATTGTTTCTCTTGTTGATATAGATGAAAACTCTTTCCGTTTTAATCATATAAATGAGTTGGCATCACAATCTTCCGGTATATCTATGTTTAGCATTAGGAGCTATGCTTGTCTATGCAGTTCTTCCCAGCATAGAAGGATACCAACCTGAATTTCTTGATCAGGGCAATGTAGAAAGAACTCAAGATACTTCTATATCTTCTTATAGTCAGCGAACAAATGCTGTGCAGCCTAATAAGGAATTTGAAGCTTCTCCTATCCAGGGGATGGTATCACCTTTTCGAGTAAACATGTTCAATTCTTACATCCCTTAACTAAGAGAAGCCTTCATGTTATTTTCAATACGTGCACGCTGGTCAGGAGGAAATAGATTCTCACTCAATAGCCTTGCTCCAGCCTGCTTAGCAATATCTTTACGTCCCATGTGGTATGCAATAACTGCCAGCTCATCCCACATGCGCCAATCGTACATATCGCTTTCCACAAAAAGAACTTGTTCAGATGGCTTCTGAATTGTTGTTGCATAGAGAATTAGTGCTAGAAGCTCTTGAGTAAACAGATTTTTTGAACGGCAATGAGATGCATACCAAACAAGAGACTCATTGCGTTTAGGGTTAAATTCATGTGCACGCCAAGCCCAATCCTTATCTTGGAGAAGTCGTGCCAGGTTCATTGCACTAACACATTGCTCTTCTTTCCACTTCCCCATCTCTATCCGCTTCTTATACCATTTAATTGCTTCTGGGATATTCCCGCCATCTCGATATGACTGAGCCAGGTAAAACACTGTTCTGTCATTCTCAGGGTCCTTTTCATGCTCAGCAAGTAGCAGCTCAGCATCTTTTAGATACTTGTTGCCTTCTTGCTTCGAACGATTGCCAAGTGTCCGCCCAACCATATAAATTTCAGCAGGAAGCTTGATAATCTTATTATCTTTTTTGTCATTTGTAGGGTATTCGTGAAGAGCACCAACATAATACCAATCATCCTGAGCCTTAAAAATCTGTGTTCTCGAATATTCCATATTTCCACGCTTGATATTTATAATTGCAGCATTAGGCTTGTGCTCCTCAAAACTTTTAGTAAAAAATTCTTTGCAACCTGTAGGAAATACTATCAGGTCATCTGCATCTATCATCAGAATGTAATCCATCTTGCCATCGCAAAGCTTCAGAGCCTCAGAGCGAGAAGCTCCAAATCCCTTCCAGTCACTTTGAATAACTTCACCAGTAATTTCTGTCTTTGAGTAAAAATCTTTGATGATTTGAATTGTATCATCAGTTGATCCAGTATCCAGGATACAGTAAGTATCAATCAGAGGAAGGGTTGCTTCTAGAACTTCCTTGATAATATGACTTTCATCCTTTACAATCATACACAGACCAAGCTTCATTTACATTTCTATTTTTATAGCACTAAAATGGGTTTCTCTTTGATAGCAGGGACAGTTCCTGCTTCACGATGTTGAACAATTTCATCCCAGGTTGCTTTCATTTCTGGAAGATGAGTTGGCATCCAATCCGGATCTTTCAATGTAAGTTTTTGACGTTTCTGAACAAGAACCCAATACAGAATTTGCATCTCCATAGGATTTACCAGAATTTCTACTTGCCAATCATGAACAGACCTGGTATCTGTAATATGACGGTAAAACACGTTCCCATCTCCATCAACTGCAAAGCAAGATTTGAACTCTGCTTCAGTTGTTGACCACTCTGAGTAATTCATTGTCTTAAACTGCATCTCAACATAATCACATTCATGTAGCCCAGTACATTCCATCTGTAGTTGCATCTGATGATAGTATGCATCCGGCACAGGAGTATCATCATTGAACTGACGTGAAATAGGACACTTCAATTCAATTAGTCGTCCATTGCGTTCATCATCAGTAATAATCAATCCGTCTGGCGAAGCTCCTAGAAAAGCATGCTCAGGATGACGCACACAAGACAGATCAATCAATTTTACCTTTTCAGTATGGCAATATATCTCTTTTGCAATTGGCTCAAACCGTGTACCCCAAATCAGAGCACCAACACCAGGACCATCTTGCTTCTTAGGAGGAGTCAGCTTAGACAGAATCAGTTCACGTCTTGCTGCTGCCGTAGCATCTCCGAATGATTTCCAGATTTCAGATGCTGTCAACATCTCTCCACGCTTAGTAAACCATGCCTGGGTGCGCTGATCATCAATTCCGTATTCGCTAATAAGTTTTTGAATCTTTGCTTCCATTGTTACCTATAACAGGTTAAGGTTGGTTAAATCCGTTATTGAAAAAGACCTCAGTCTTCTTCGTATGCCTTGCCAGTTTTAGGGCTGGACCAGGATGGACATCAACAAGACTCCGCTGTCATTGCTTAAAACTCCGTGATTGGTCAGGAATTCCAGCATGTAGGCGTCATTGTTGAAAATTTGCTTAAGGAAGTCTGTTGCCGGGGTTGTCCCCTGCATTACTGCCTCTGCTAGAGCTCGCATTGCCTGGTGGTAAAGATTGTGGTCAGGCGAAAGTGCCCCACTTATCTCTCGACCGGAAGTCACCACTAAGGTCATCTGACCGCTGATGTCTTCCATCTGCAGCAGTGACTCGCCGTCTTTGGCGATGATAATGTATGGCTGGGGCATGGTGTTAATTAATGCAATATACATTTTGAATATTTCCGTTTTCAGATAGCGTTCGCAATCTAATAAATATGGAACAAATTCAAAGCCAAGAACAATGGGTGCTTCACCGTCTAGAAAAGTTTTATGCGAATCCAGAGAATCTCCAGAAAGTGTCAGACATTCTAAATGGAACCTCAGAACTTTCTTTACGAATCATCGATTGGTTCGTGACGAACTATGCGAAGAAGTTCAACGTAGCATTCATGACAAGCAAACAGACATACGTGATAGTGTACCTGTCGTACAAGAGTCATCTAAAAGCTTACAGCAAGAAGATGTTCGACCCGTTCTGCCGTTGCAAGCGGATAAAATTCAAGGGCCTGGACACAACAGTGGGCCAGCTAAACTTTTTCGAGTGGGTTCTCTCGGACGAGATTATTAAGTATCTGGAAGCTCATCGTGAAGAAGTTCATGCAGATATGGACTCGCGCCTCCAGGAACTGAAAGATGCAACTGAAAAAGATACTCGCCGTAAGCGTCATGAACTATCTAACTCTGCTACAAACTCCCTTTCACGCCACGACATAACAGTTAAAGTTTCGTTTGAATAAGACAATGGACAAGTTACAATCAGAAGTTCTACCAATTCCTGAAGAAAATGGTATGTGTCCAAAGATTGCTGCTTCTGTGTTAAACAGGAAAGGTTATGCTATTAATATGCCAAATGCAAATTGCTTGTATGCTACTTTTGTTTCAGGATTACAAACAGTCTTAGCAGGAAAAAATAGGCATGTTAATTTTTATGAAGGACTCAAACTAAATCAAGGTATAGCAAGATTGGTAAAAGGGGGGAATGACGGATTCCTTTATCTATCAGTTAAATCAAACCCAGCAATAAACCATTACATTCCTTTCATAGTTGAGTATAATGGTTTAAATTTTTATGATGCAGATGATGGTAGATTAAATGTTTATAGATTAAGAAAAGGATCAAACTTTACAGATTTTAGTAATGATTTTCATACTTTATTTCCAAATTATGTTCTTGAACAAGTAGCTCTTATAGATCAAAATGCTGGTGGTAAACGTAAACGAAGAAAAACACGCCGCAAGACGCGTAAGCACAGACGGTAATCAAATCCAGAAATAAACCAAAGATGTTTTCTAAACTGAGACCATCTCTGCTTTATACTGATATATCTCCTGACATAGCTGAACACGATGAAGATCATGATGCTTCTGAATGGGCATATTCTGACCGCACTGTATTCAGAGGAGCCCTGGATGGTTCATACAAAACTGATGGACTTGATGTTTATTGGTTGTATGATGATGATCTAAACCGAGTAGGATTAGCTGAGCATGAATCAGAAGACCATTCTGTCTTTAAAACTTTATGGTTCAAAGATTCACCTTTTGGCACCTTGCTTCAAGAGGATTGGACAGCAAAGGAATCTGTCTTTACACTTTTATCATCCGAAGCTTACCAGGATTGTGTAGATTCTGATATCTTGCTTAAAGGGTCGCACAGAATCATTACGCCAAAATATGTGATGCATGGTCTACCAGAGATATACGAATGCAGCTGTGGAAAGTCTTTTTCACCGATGTGTTCAGCAGTGAAAAAGATGGTGAATATCACCGATCCTATTTTTATTGATGAATCATTCATCATGTATCAACCTCCGCCAGACTCAACAGTGTGGTCTAGACTGGGGCTGCAACACGACGCTTCCGTCCAGGAGCAGGAACTTCAGGAGCAGACTCCACTACTGGAACCTCTACTGCCGTCTCTGCCTCCTGTGCAGGAGTAGCGTTCTCGGTGTTCTCCTCCTCAGCAACCTCCTCATCGGGGACTGCCTCGAAAGCACTGGCTGCCGTCAGACGCGTCTGAGGGAATACCTGTGCCATGGATACACGCCAAGTGACACCAAACGACTGGCCGATGATATACACCGATCCACTCACGATTAGGTTCGCTGCAACGCCTTTTGGGAAGACGGAACGCAGGGAATCTACCGTAAGGAAGATAGGCTTAGTAGATGCATCGACAGCATCCATAGAGATGCGACCGTCGTATACGGGAATCTTCAGCCTGAAGGAAGGCGGGTACTTTCCGTTGGGAGTGTACTCGTCGCCATTCTTGTCAGAAGACACACTTAGAATGCTGCGCTCGTTGAAGCTGTCGCGGATTGACTCCTCGCCACGCTTCTTGCCGAACCACTTGGTGCTATTCTCTGTCGCCGCCTGAATCAGCTTCTCCTGGAGATCCAGAAGGAAGTTGTATAGCTTTGACATTTCATCATCTCCAGTAGAGCGAGCCTTGGCATACGGATCACAGCCCTTGAGAGAGCCGATTAGCGAATATGACACATTGCCACTCTTCTCGTCCTCCCGTTGAAGGAGACCGCCAGGGAATGCCATTCTAGGCAGTCGTAGCGCAAAGTTCTGGCCATCATACTTAAATGATACTCCTAGACCTCCCTGCTTGTTCCGCTTGGCCTCCGTGAAAGAGACCTGAGCGATATTTGCATTGCTTGCGTTCACGATTGCATTAGTGGACATGATTACTGGTTGTTGTTAGTTACTGGTTGTCAACATGTAAATCCGTTTTCATCAATCTAAATCTATAATAGATAACAAATGCTGTGCGGCTCATGTAAAAACAAGACGTCGAATGAAAGGTGTGGTTCGCCTGCTTTGAAAAACTTAACTTTTTGTGGAAAACATGCAAAGTCAAAAAATCCAAGACTCTGGTCAGTAGTCAACTCTGCTGATGACAGTGCAGTCAAGATTCAAAAAATTTGGCGTGGTTGGATAGTTAGATACCTTCTTGATATGGCTGGTCCAGGAGTTCTAAAGCGATCGCTATGTCACAATACTGAAGATGTCATAACCTCAGATGAAAAAGTTCATCCACTTAACTATTTTGCTTTTCATGAGGATGACAAGATATTCTGGTTTGATATCAAATCTATATTTCAAATATCACTTGCTAAGCTTCAACCAGAAAACCCATACACACGACAGAAATTATCATTAGAAACTCGTAAGCGATTGAAAGAAGCAATATATTATCGTGAGTCCAGGCGTCTTCCTTTGTTTCATGATCCACTATATCTCAATGATGCAGATAAGGTATTTGAAATGCGTTGGATGCGAATTAGTCAGATGCTAGAAGAGTCCTTATTCATAGATATTAATCCAATGTTCTTTATTGCTTTGAATCGTACACAACTTTGGGAGTTTACTGCAATCTTAAGAGATAAACTTTTACTTTGGGCAAAGGAACATAGAAATGTTAATTCACGCAGAAATATCTATTATCTTTGGGTTCATACATGTTGGAGACGTCAAACATTAGAAGTAGCTGATACTAAAAAAGTTTGTCAATATCTGGGAGCATGTTTATTGAAGATTATGAGGGATGCTAAGCAACCACATGACCTCTGCTTCAAAATATTAAGCGCTCGCCATAGTTTGTGATTTAAACAGGTCACGTTATCATAGAGTATACCAAGCGCGTTAGAAATGTCATCTTCTGTTTCCCATAGTAAGTCAAACAAGATGGCCAAGAAGACTGAGACTGCCGCCCCTGCTCCTGCTGTGACTCCTGCCCCTGCCGCTAAGGCTGCTGCACCCAAGGCCAAGAAGGCTGCCCCTGCCCAGGCTGAGGTGGTTGTGCCTGTAGTGGCTGCAGGTGTAGTGGCTGTTCCTACTGAGGTGCGCAGTGCTGATGCAATCCTGGCTGCTGCACTTGAGGCTGTGCGTGCTCATGCCAAGGCTGCCGCTGAGGCTTCTCGTGCACTTGCCCACGACCTGCAGGAGGCTGCAAAGGCCATGAAGCGTGAGGCTCGTGATTCCAAGAAGCGCCGCAAGGTTGACCCTGCAACGCTATCCCCTGAGGCCCGCGCTGCCTGGGAGACTCGTCGTGCAAACAACGCTTTCCTCAAGGTGCGCCCTCTGAGTGATGAGCTGTGCGCCTTTATGGGTCTTGCATCCAAGAGCATGAAGAGCCAGACTGATGTGACCAAGTTTGTGTCTACCTACGTGAAGAGCCACAGCTGCTTTGATCCTTCCTTCAAGCGCCGCATTCTGCCCGATGCCAAGCTTGCCAAGCTTCTGCGCGTGACTGACAAGGATGAGGTGACCTACCTGAACCTGCAGACTTACCTGAAGGTGCACTTCCTGAAGCCTGCCGTGACTGCGTAAAAATTAGTGGTGAAGTTATATTGAGTTTCTCAAATATTGGATTCCAAATGGAAATCAATATTTAAAGGAAAAACGGATTTGTTAAGTTCTAAGTTTGTTCTTCTTACTACGTTCAAGATGCGCATTTGCATGCACTTCAACACAAAGAAAGGTTGCACTCCCCCTAGCGGGAACTGCAGCTTTGAGCACGTGCTTTACTGCACAAACCCTTTGTGCGAGGGCGCTTCGGCAAAGACGCACACACTCGCAACCTGCGGCCGTAAAGGCGGCGGTGCACACGAGGCCTACATCGCTGCAAAGCGGGAGGAGTCAATGGCGGCAAAGGCTGCCAAAAAGGCCAAGGAGGCGGCTGAGGCTGTCACTGAGGTAAAGCCGCCCGAGGAGGGCGCAACCAAGTTCAGCATCCAGGAGAAGCTCTTTGAGCAGATCCACGGTGCATTTACTGAGAACCCGGACGCCTACGAGACGCTGATGAAGTTGTATCCACTTGACCTTCCGCCCAACCGGGTGGCAGGGAAGATTGTGGGTATGCTCGGCGAGGGGCTGGAGCTAGACGAGCTTAACGAGCTCACCACGGACCATACAGAGCGCAACAAGCTCATGATAGAAGCCCTGGACGTCCTGCTTCAGCACAAGGACTCACCCCACGCGACTGCGTAGAACTCTGGTACAATACGTGTCTTCGGGCACAATTTTTTTCAAAACGGAAATAGCAATGATTAATTCATTAACTATAACAAAATGCCCAAGCGTAGCCGTTTTCAAAATGTCACTTGCAAGAATGGCGTGATCTTCATTCACGCTAATAATTGTTCGTATCGGTTCACTTCAGTTAATGCATGGAGTTTTGCAGAGCACACTAACAAGTTTAACCCAGAAGAAATTGAATATACTATAACTGTATTATGCCCAGACAGTGATACAACAATTGTATGTTATGATAAGGAAGAGCAGGAGACAATCATGGATGAGCTTATGCTTCAAGAGCTCTAAAAACGGATTACCATGATGTTACTACTTGTCAATTAACATCCTGGATGACGTCTCCAATCTACCTTCTTGCTGAGGCAGGAAAGCGATTCGGACGTGACAAAACTGGTCGCAGCGTAGTCAGCGTGGCATATGGGACCTTTCCCATCTTCCGCACGCCAGAAACTGGCACTGGCTGCAACATTGACTTTATGTCACCGTTAAGCAACGACCCCCCACACGTTTATCGTCTGCAAATTCGGACGACAAAGGTCTACAACATCGTTGTCACCAAGCATGAGTGGGACATGGCAGATGCCATCGTTACCCGATTCATGAACTTGCGCCAAGCAAAGATAATGATGGACTCCATCCAATAAGCCAAACGGCTATTTTTTATTGAAAAACGGAATTTAATTAAATAGGGATAAAGCAATATACATCATCACAAATGGAGCGCTCAACCACTCCAACCCGCCCGCCTACCATGCCCGCCAATGTGCTAAATGCACCGGCGAGAAAACGGCTCAGAGTGGATGTTCCCGAGGGAGCAGACAACCTGATCAGACCTGCACTTATGGGGACAGCATTTGCTGGTCTCCGGAAGTGCCCAGGCAGCCATGGTGACAGGAGCAAGCAGTGATAAGCCTCATGGCTATTTTTACTTCAGAATTGTCGTTTGACAGCTCTGAGGTACATGGAGTGGGATTCGAACCCACGCGTTTTTACACAACAGCTCTTAAGGCTGTCACCTTAACCACTCGGTCATCCATGTTTGTGTGCCTTTTGTGAGAATCGAACTCACGACCTACAGCTTACAAAGCTGGTGCTCTACCAACTGAGCTAAAAAGGCAGAGAGACTCGTATGGGACTCGAACCCACAACCTTTCGGGTAGAAACCGAATGCACTATCCATTGTGCTAACGAGTCATGTACCGCCTGCGGGGGTCGAACCCGCGACCTTGTGGTTAAAAGCCACACGCTGCTACCAACTGAGCTAAGGCGGTGAAATTCCGATACCGGGAGTTGAACCCGGGACTTAGCCTTGAAAGGGCCACATGCTAACCGTTACACCATATCGGAGGATAGTCTATGCGGGGGTTGAACCCGCGACCTTCGGCTCATAAGACCGATGCTCTACCAACTGAGCTAATAGACTTTATTGGCCTCCTACCCGTATTCATATCATGAGAACTCTATTTAAACCGGTGCTTCATATATTGTCCCTTTGAGTTCTGTATCTGTAAATATGATCTCAGTAGCCAATTCTAGGTAAAGAACTGTGCTAAAAAATGGCGTTGTGCGACCATCCAGGACTATTGAACGAATCTTAGAATTATCAATTAGTGTTCCCAAAATTTTATTAAACAACTTCTTTTTAGATACGTTGTCTCTTACTTGAATTTTACATGTCTTACCATCCCATGCACACATATGGGCCGAATCACAAGTGCTCTTTTTAAATTGTCCACACGGCTTCCTAATCTTAGATAAGAATTCGATAGGTGTATCTAACGAAACAAAATGAGTTGTTTGCACAAACCATTCCTCCAATAAAGGCTCAAGCTCTGACCTCTTAGGTGTCGATACCGAAAGAGCTGCTATCAAATCTGGAAATTTTCTGTTCAATATATCTTGAGTTAGCTGAAATAATAAAAATTCATACAGCTCTGAAGCATAGGATATTTCCTTGTATTTCGCTAAGTTTTCCCTGTTTGGTTCTCCTAAAGCAAGGGTAGTTTCTCCTTCCTGGATGATTGTATTTACTACTTCTGATGCTTCTCCTTCTCCAGCTTTTGGTTGCACTGGAACTCGCAGACCACTACGAGTCAGTATCTCAACTATGTGTCCTTTACCATCATACATATCTTCTGCCCACTCATATCCTGGTGCAATTTCTTGTGCTTTCTTCAGAAGAACACGCATATCATCATAACTTGGCAAATCCTTTATCTCTGAATATCCAGAAATCTTAGGTCTCTTTTCAAGTGGAGGAATAGCCGTATTCTGAAACGGCAATATCATATCGTGGGGAATATACAATGCCTGCCCTCTTCCAAACGGATCTAAAATTATAGAAAAATCATCAACCAAAGACTTTGCAAACAAGAATGCATCCTTAATTGTTGGAATATTAGTCACACATGATAAATTACGTTTCTTGGTTAGTTCTACATATGTTTCATACTTGAATGGAGGTTCAAATATATTTGCTTTAAAAATAAACTTCTTTTGCTGCCTGGTCACATAACACAAACAATCAACATCATTACCACGCTGAAGAACAATTGCACCACGTGTTTGAATTTTCACTTGGGGGGTATAAAATGTACACCCAATTGTTAGGTCATCTAAATTAATTCTATATATGTCTACACTGAGCATAATAGCAGTATATTCAAGCTCCTGGATAACAGTTAGTCTGTTTTCTATAAAAGCATCATCTATTCCGGAAATAACTCTTGCCATATGCTTTCTGGCTAATTCATCATCGTTAAAAGGTTTCATGTCTAACTTTTTTTCAATCTCTGCTGAATGAGTATCAGATGTTTCTTGCCATAGAGCAACAAATGCACAACGTAATATGCTTAGTATATTATGCCTGGGTGATGATACCTTTGTGCTCAAATTCATAAAATTAGGCAACCCCTCTGAAGGACGACCCAAACCAACTCTTAAGAATCCAGACATTCCAGTTTGTATACGATTACCAGCTTCTACTGCAAGTTTGTATTCTTCAGTTATGTGAATTGCATTCAATAAGTCAGCTGAAAGATAAGCAAATCTGCTGTATGATGTTGCTTTATTTTCGCTCAGAATGTAATACTTATCATCCTTATCATCTTTTTTCAGCTTACGTTCTTTAGGAGATTTAAAGCAGATTGGTAAGTTAGGATTATTGTCCTTATATCCTGGATATATATTGCCCTTAGTTCTTGGTATAACTGAGAACTCTGTTGTATCAGCCTTGTAGTCTGTTGGCTTACGAACCTTACCATGACAGACTGGACATACCTTATTACCATCAATTGTTTCTAGCTGGGAAGCATGCAAAGGTATCTTATCTAACATACACCAAAAGTCCGGACACAAAATTACACCATCTGGATTCTCTAAGATAATTTTTTGATTATCAGGATACTTCATTGGATTAAATTCATCGCCTTTAGTTGCATCATCAATTATGCTTTGAATTTCTTCAGAAGATAATACGACTGGCTGAAGATTCTGATCGACCTTAGATGCATACTCTGATTTCTGGGGAAACTTAACAGGATCAAATTCTTGAAGTCGGTTATTGAAATAATTATAAATAGTTGCACTTTTTGCAGTTGTTGTTTTTTGTGTAACACTAACTTCAGGGGGTTTATCTTCAAGAACATCTCCTTCCAGGTAGTCAAATAAATTTGAAAATTCTGTATCAACAAACTCCGTATTTACAGTTGATACAGCAACAGGAACTGATTCTTGCCGTTTAGGACATACTCTATTTACATCTTCACTAGATGGGTCGCTCAGTATGTATCTCAGGATATTAGCATATTGTAGAAATCGTTCGATAGAATCAACATCAGTGATTTCAATTGTTTTTTGATGTATGATAAGTCCAGGAAAACTTCGAAACTGCCTGGTAAGCAAACCAGGCTCTTGTTCAACACGTTGTTTAATTGCATTTAGCAAAATAGTTGCTTCATCTAATGATAGTTTTAGCTCTTCTTGGATTTCTGCTGGTTTTATAAATGGATCATCACGCAATAAATTTATAATTCTGACATCGCGGGGATTAATACCATCATTTGCATCATCTGAGCGCAAAAACTTAAATACTTGTTCAGACTTACGTGAAACTTCAAAGATTCCCGCTAGGCAGTTCATACGCAACGTATCATAAGTATTTAGAGGTGTGTTATACTCTGCTTGAAATTTGATATCCTGGACTGAAAAACGTTGGTCAATTATATCATTTTTTTTGATGAACGGTATAACAGCATCAAAAGTCATTAACCATTTTATTAAGCTTTCTTTTAGCTCTTCTTCTGATTCTGTATTTGATGCATCCCGATATGCTGCAATAATAATATCATTTGCAGTAATTGTTACTCTGTCAAATATTTCGCGGTCTTTGCCTCTATATAAAATTAGAGTTGGTAAGCGATCACGGTAAGGTTTTGATTTAGTCCACCAGGCATTCCATATGGGAAGATTTATGTATGGACGTTTAGTTTTTGCATCTTTCTTGTAGAATTTATGACGTGAAATTTCGGAACGTCCTGTAAAAAATGTAATACAGGGAATTTCTTCAGAGACTGTTAATCCATAAAATATTTGTTCAAATCGTGTGCGAATAGCTTTGCCAAAATCTGTATCAACAAACTCAGCCCTCCAAGCTATACGCATAATATGAACTTCCTTTTCCTGGGGAGGATCAAGAGATAACAAATCATTCAGATGTTTTGTTTGAGCGTCTAATGCAATAATTTGGCCATCTGTTAACCGTTGAGGCGTTGAAGCTCTTACAAGAGGGAAGTATGGACCCTCAGCACCTTGCTCGTATTCCTTGACAACAAATCTGGAAATTTTTAGTTCCGGGTATAGGCTAACAAATAATCTTCCTTCTTCTGGAATAGGATATTGTGCAGTTGGTATACGATTGGCTGTTTGTGTATCAAATGTTTTAAAAGGCAAAGCATATGCCTTTTCTGTTTCTACACCAAAAATACGAAGTTCTTCAAAAGCAGAACCAGGATCATATATTGCTTGTAAAAATGATGGTTTGCTCATCCATTCTTCTCTGTCAAGTTTCTTAAAAGGAACTGTAACGCCTCTTGATTCGCAATATGCATAAAAGGCTTCTTTCTCGATTGGCATTCCGTTCAATGAGATACGATTAAATAAAGTTTCCCAATTTCTTGAATCAGCAGAATAGTAATCTGCTTGCAGTTTCAAAGCAACCATTACAAATAATCTATCCTGGTGAATATCAACTATCTTTGCTATTTGTTGTCGAACAACATTGATTGTGTCATCTTTAAAGAAGGATATATTTCTACTTCCTTTAAAGTCAACGACTGACTTAAACATCTTATTCTTAAAACGGATTAGATTATTTCCAGATTTGTTGTTAGTACAAAATGTCTCTCACCAAACAGCAACTCCAAGAGATGTTCGTTACGGAAGAGGAGCGACCATTCTCAAGCGGAGTCAACATGTTCATTGAACAGGCAACACGTGCAGTAAAAGCTGCAGCCCAGGTTGGTAAGACCAGGGTGTCTGACATTGCATTGATGACAACTGAAGAGGTCATGATAAACATGACCCTCAGGCGGCTGCGTGACAGATTCCCAGACTCAGACATCGGCTATACCGATGGCCCAGTCAAGCGTTTCTACATTGACTGGTCATAGTGGTGTATCAGTAATGGTCATACCACAATACTTAACAGGATTTTTTGAATAGTTTACTGCTCTGTATACTCCCATCTGACAGCACTCATGCAATAACTTTCTCATATTAGTCCAGAACTCAGGAGTATGGCCGACGCTTGAAGTCATTAAATGAGCAAGTTCATGAATTAATACAAACATCACAGTATTCTCTTCTACAAAAGGATAAGGAGGAGCTTTATCACGTAAACACACAACTATCTTTTCACCCTTATTTTCAGAATAAGATGTACTATCTGCAGTAATATCATTCTCCTCTAAAACATCAGGATTAAACCTGGAAAGCAGAAGTTGATAGGGTTCATCTAATTTTAAAGAAGGGTCTTTACAGTGTTTGCAAATTTTATTTAAGTTAGCACGAATCTTGGACATTCTTTCTGCTGCTTCCTGCTTATCAGGTAAGTCTTGAACCTTATAAGATCGTCCATCAGACGCTTTTACAAGGGTGTTGTTCTTAGGACCACCAAGGTATGAATAAGCTAAAGCAATAGCTGTTCCTCCAATAGCAACAGCTGGTATCATTATAAAAACGGAATTTTATTTTATAAGAAAACAGTTATTGGCTGCCAATGAGAAAGACGGGTAGTCTAAAATGAGATAGTGAGGAACAGGATAAAACATAGCCCCTGAATAGCTGCTAAGAATGATGGAGTGTAACACGCACACAGCTGGCTCGATAAGCTAAGCTGGCGGGCGGAATAGCTTCGGATTTAAACTTTCTTCCCGACGTGAGAGTGGGTTACCTCTCAATAGCTAAAAACGAACAAGGACTGTCTGGCACTGGAATGCCACGCGGCAGTTTGCTTGCCCAGCTTTAAAGGTGATGAATTAGTATGTGTGTCTGACTTGATCGGCGCACCTCTGCGTTGTATAGTCACGGGTTAAAAACGAATTTTTGTTTTACAGAAATTGTAGTTAGTAGGTGACAAGTTTCGTGGAGGACACAGACATATGCCAGTTACCGACTGATTACCAGTCTTCCGCCACTAGGGGGGAATAAGGCTTTTTTTATGCATCAAGGCCGCGCTTGAAGGGGTTAGCTTCAATCGTGGTATTAATGAACGGTCCAACAGAGCCCTGGGGATTAGGAGCCTCAGAGCGAACATCCCAAGAGGCATTACGGTTAGTCTGGGATACACCAGCAAGGGCAGTATTAGTGTGGTAGCCGGCCTGGAGGAAGTTCTGGCCCTTCAGATCAGCCATTCCAGCAGGGTTCACAGCTGCCCATGATGCACCAATTTCACCCTTGGGTAGAAGTTCAGAGGCACTTAGAGTAGATTCAGTGTAAGTAGACTGGCCAGTAGGTCGGCGAGACTGAAGATCCTCACTAGGTTGAGCATTGCCACCAGCCTCCATCTTACCAACTCCGTGAGGTCCCATTCCAGATAGAGGACCACTAGGTCCAAGAGCACCAGTTAATTTATCCATCATACCCTCGCCAGTAAGACTCTGCCTGGCGCTATAAGAATTCATTGCATAAAGCACTAAAGCACCAACAGCGGCAACGGCTACTAGCATGGTTGTCTGCGATGGCTTGGTCATTTTCTTTATGTTCAAACGAAGACAAAAAAAGGATGAAAAAACAATTGTTTGAGTTCTTAGGGTCGGCGGATGTCCAGCAATTTTTTGAACATTCAGTTATTCGTCCCCTTCTCGACAAGATTTTTCAATATCTGTATCCATATTTACTTGGAGTCGTAGTTCTTTGGGGTATCATGCTTGTATGTATTGTTTTGGTTCTTGTGCTCATTCTCAGAACCGGTCTTTCCGTACAGATGGGGATAAAGTAGCTCAACCAATGCAGAACGATTAAGCTTATAGACCATAAGAAATCCTCGAGCTCGAGCCTCTTCGCGCAGCTCTCCTATACGCTTCTTCTCAACAATATACTTTTCGGGTAAAGTCTCCATTGAAAGCAACTGAATCAGTTGAGCCTTACGCATGACATAATACAACTTTATTCGCCTCTCTCTTGCCTCCTGCTTTAGCTCACAATATTCCATGACGTGATAGTTCATTTTTAAACTTTACGTGACAAGGCAATAAAGGTTTCCGTTTTGATAAATAAGAAGATGATACTATTCATTGCATTTACAGTTGCAGCAATATTAACAGCTGCATCTTTCTTTGCAGAAAATCAGGCTAAATACGTCAGAGATAATTGGTCAGAGATGAGATGTAATCCTACATTTATGATTATGCCAGCTGTCCTGGATCTGGGCACGGATGTAAGCACTAACTTTATAAATTGTATCACCAAAAGCTTCAATGACTATGCAGGACTTTCTATGGACGGTATGAACTCTCAAATGAGTGTAGTTGGTGACTCGTTGGGTAGCATTACTACTGCAATGTCTGATATGCGCAGCATGATGGGTTCTACACGAGGAGGGTTCATGATGGTATTTCAGATGGTATTTGGTAAGATTCAGAATTTGATGTCTAGCATGCAATACTTAATGATTCGCATTCGAACTCTCATGGGCAGAATTGTCGGAGTATTTGCATCACTCATCTATGCCTTCTATGCAGGTGAACAAGCAGCAGAGTCGGCCTATAATGGACCAATTGGATATGTGGCGAGAGGTTTCCGTAATTAGTTATTGCTACAAGATAACATGATACTATTCTGGACAATCACAGGATTGGCTATTGCAGCCGTATTTGCTTTTAATGCATATGGAAACCTAAGAAAGATCCAGGCCGAATGGAGTTCATACAGATGTAACCCAGCATATATGCTAACACCTTTATTTGCTGATGTAGGAGTTGATACACAGACTAACTTTCAGAACTGCATGAACCTTATCGGGAAAGAAGTTGTTGGAGGAATGACCGATGCTCTTGGTAGTCAATTTGCAATCATTGGTGAATTCTTTAAAGATATTACGAACCCACTTGCTCTGATTCGTATGATGATGTCCACTATACGTAGATTTATTGTATCATTTGCATCATCAACGCTAGGCAAGGCTTCTGGCCCAGTAAGTATGTTCGTATACTACCTCAACAAAATTCAAGATATTATACGTCGCGTAGTAGGAGAAGGTTATATTGCAACATTTTTAGGAGTAACGGCTGTTTCATTCATAACAGGATTTGTATCTTTGCTTCTAGGAGTCATTAAGGCATTTGTTATTGCAATGTTAATTATAGCAGTAGTCCTGGCACTATTTCAGCCACAAATTCTCGCCATCGTCTTAGTTATAGCATCCTTATTACGAGCTGCCGGCGCATAAAAATCCAAGTAGTAAAGAAAGGATGGCAGTCTCAAAAACAACTTTAGCACTTGGCTTTCTCGTTGCAGCTGTAGTAGTTGGAATGTTAGCTACCAGGAGAGATCATTTTATGCAGAAAGATGCCGGCATGCCTCTCGATGCTCCCGGCATTGGACCCTATGATAACTCATCAGCTGGATGGATGGCTACTGAACGCATGCCTGTAGGCAGTTATCCTCAGAATACACCATTAGACGGTAGCATAATGTTTTTAGTAGGAAACGAGGTTGACCCCACATGCTGCCCGGCTGCATTTACCAGCGATAATGGTTGCGTATGTCTATCTGAAGCAGATAAGGACTTTATGGGTAGCCGTGGTGGAAATAAGTAGTTTAGAGTCTATTCTTAATATAAAACTAAAATGAACGCTAAAAAATCATTTAAGGCATTCCGCGATGAACTTCGCAGTGCCTTTCCTGATGTAGAGTTTGCAGACTATGCTGAAACCGACCCAGCTGCATTTGAAGAACTGATAACTCCTGTAGTCCTAAAAATTATGCAGAAAGATAAGACTCTTTTTGATGAGGAATTCAAGGTCTTTGGTGTAAATGTATCTCCTTTGTTTCCTAAACATCCTGACATATTCTGGAAGAACATCCAGAAGTGTGGTATTGCTTCCTTTCTCAGCGGAGATATCAAAACTAAGTTTAATAAGATAGCAGATGAGGTCAAGAAAGTATGGGGAAATACTCACTCAACTGATGAAGTTGAAAAGTTGCTTGGAACAGAAGAGTCGCGCAGTAAGATTTCTGAGATTCTTGAGTTTGCCATGACAACCCGCCTAGCAAAGGTAGTCACGAGTCTAGCCGAATCAATTGATATTTCTGAACTAGGAATTGACTTTGAGAATCCTGAAGAGGTAATGAAAACTTTCCAGGAGCCAAATAATCCTATCATTGAAAAGGTCATGAAGAAGGTTAAGACAACACTAGAGGACAAGGTTCGTCGCGGTGAATTCACGAAAGAGATGCTTGCATCTGATATTGAGAAAATTAAGCTAAAAATTCAAACTGCATTTGGGGATATGTTTAATGAAGCTCTTGGGGGTCGTAAAGCAGATGTTGCGCCACAGGTTATTCTTGGTAATAGTCCCGAAGCCAGACGTGCTCGTATGATTGCCAGAATGCGACGCAAAGTTGCTGAAAAGAAAGACCTGGATTAGAATTAAATGGAGAGTCTATGGATTGATGATCCCGCAAGTTTATTCACTAAAAAAACATGGTATAAGTTCGTACCAACCAGCTCAATGGACATCCCTACTGCTATGAACTCCATTGTTCGATTCACTGTTTACATCTCAGTGATTCTCTTTTTAGCCAGAGGAGCATCTGCATACCTTCTTGCAATTCCCCTTGTATTAGTTCTTACCATCATGGCAGTAAAGCTTTTCCCTAATGCCAGAACACTTGAGGCATTCACAGAAAAGGCTACAGCTATAATGAAAGAATACACATATCCTTCTGGCAAAAATCCTTTTATGAATCCTCTTCTTACAGAGATATTAGATAATCCTAATCGTGCACCATCAGCTCCTGTTACTAGCAATAAGGTCAAAAGGCAAATAGAAGAAGCATTCAAAGAAACTTCTGATCTCTATATGGATACGTCAGACAAGTTTGATCTTGCTCAATCTATGCGCACATTTGCCAGCATTCAGTCGGGGTTAATTCCAAATGACCAGGACGAATTTTTGAAGTTCTTAGCTAAAGGAATTGATGAACCTGATTACTCAAGTACATTCCTTGCTAGAAGGGCAAAAGAGAAGTCAGAAGGTTATGTTGATGCCCAGGGATCAGCGGCGATGACGGGTCTTTCTAACTCTACGGACAAGCCGACGGGTGTTACGCCTGCGGGAACGGCGTGATCCACCCATCTTCTTAAGTGATTTTACTAGCTCGTCTACAGAATCTTTAGATCCTTTTACATCTGTTACCTTACCAGATTTAGAAATCTTACGAAAATGAGGAACACCTGTAACCCCTGCATCATCAGGTATTGCTGAATCTCCTACTGCAATCATCTTCATATCACCAAGTCCATATTTTTCCTTATTAGCACACATCTCCTTCCAATGAGGCATTGTGCTTGTGCAATGCGGGCATCCAGTACTATGGAAAAAGATAATGATAGGCTTTTCCTTCATTAACTTTTTTACTTGATCCTGGTCTCCTGCTTCTAGAAAGTCCATTTACTTTGAACGCGTTAAAAGTTTCGAGATGTCTATATAAAATGGGCACTAGACGTAGAGTAAAACATCACAGACGTCGCGGAGGTGATGGAACATCTTTTACACGTACTAAGGGGATGGTTCTAAAAGCGCTTGGATTAAAAAAGAAAGCCGAAGAACCTCAGTTCAGAGCTCCTGGGACACCAGAAGAAATGCATCGACTTGACCCAGAAAGAGGACGAGAACAGCTAGAGGCAGAACGTCACGAGGAAGTAGATAAGGCCAGCAAAAACGCGTATAGAAGAGTTGCTGCTGCAACTGGAAGCCACGGACTACCGCTTACACCAAGACCATTTCGCGACAAGTTCGATGGCGAAAATGATAGTAAGTACAAATCTCTAAAAGAAGAACACGATGAAAGGGAAGAACAACGATTTAATTCATGGCAAAATGCGAAGGTGGCAAGAGTTGAAAAGGGTCTACCATCAAGTGTAGCCGGACGACGTAAAACCCGCAGACGCAAATCTCGCCGTAGAAGATAAATGGAAAAGTCCTGGCAAGGGTATATTACTGCTCTAGGAGGACAGAAGGTACCCGCTTCAAGTATTGACAGTGGTATGGCTTTTACAAACACAGAAGGGGGTCCTTCTACTGGGTTTGTTCAATGGAAACCAAACGATACACTAAAAAAATATGATGCTATGAACAGTGCATGGCTAGGTGTTGAAGCTTCTGAAGCTGCAGCCAAGAAGATATTTAAACCGATGAATGCTCCAGTACCCAGATAAATTACTTGTATAGTTTAGTCATTTCAGAATACCATGCATACACATCAACGTCTCTGTAATTGCTCGAGCATTTTGCAAACAGCTGCTTCTTCTCTTCAGTCAGCATCTTCAGACGATCAAGAATACTTAGTATGTTTTGAACCTTGTTTAGCAGAACTGCCATGATTTCTTCAGCTGAAGCATCATGAGAGTAATCACCTCTAAACATCAGAGGTTCTTTTTTCAGAGCCTTTCGGTAATTGACTGAATTCTCATTAAGAATCTTGCTGAGGTCATAGCAAACACTCTTATAGATAAGCTTATCTAGCTGAGGATGTCTTCCAATATTAGCAAGCTTCTCTTCCTGGGTATACAGGAGAAAGTTCATAAATCTGCCTTGAGAATCCTCAATCGGAGCATACTTGGTCATATCTGTCCCGCAATTGCAATCAGTTCCATATGTGATGTCAAACAGAACACGATTCTTAATGTACTCTTGATCTTGCAAAGAAAACTCCATATACAAGTTCTTATACATAGAACCCAGCTCAATTCCAGAATATGCCTGGACAACAAGTCTAGATCTAGTATTGATTGCATGCTTCATGAAGTCTGTAAACAGAGACTCTTGCGTAAACATCTCTGTAATAATTATTACTTCAATTCTAAAATCGGGTGTTGTCCATACACCTCCAATCTCAATAAATCCTTTCCTTGCAAAATATCTGCTCAGAAATCCATTATCATACTCAGGAGCAAACTGAGGGTCATAATGTATTACTCTGATCGTTCCGTTTACCGTATTAAGAAAACACGGTAGAATCTGGTCAAGCGCTGGAGTAAATGCATCCAGGTCACTTGTTCTGTTCTTGGAACCGATTCCAAGGTATGTATAGTCACGCGGATTTACGTTGCAATATGAGATGATGTTCATTTTTATGTTATTTGCTTTGTGTGTAAAAACGGATTCATTTTCTATAGAAAAAAGAGTTGTTACTGTTCTTGTTCCTGCCTGCTTTACGCCGCACGAACAAGATGCCAAAGAAAAACAAGAGCGGTTACCGCTCTAGGGGCGGCAAAGACGACAGCAACGAGGCACTAAAAGTGACAAAGCGCGAGGCTGAGACCCTCCGCGAGTTCACTGCCCTCAAGCTGGCTGGAAAAATTGCCGGCCGCGAGTTTCACGTGGCAAAAATAATGGAGCTATCCAAAAAGGGGAGAAAACTGGGCGCTCACGGCGTCTTTCCAATCTCCCTCAATGGCAGCCTAGACTCCAAAACCTACGGTGTAGGTAAGTGCCTGCAGTTCGCAGGGCTTGCATCAGTGCTTCGGCCTGGTGACATCGTGCTCACTGAGCCAGAGGGGGACATCTACATGTTCCACTGCCGCCTGAAAAGCCTAGATCAGATCGCATTGGCGATTGACCTGGGTGCAGGGTGCGCTGCCGCCTTCAAGGAGGTGGACATCTTTGAGCACGAAGCAGCTGCAGCCGAGGAGGCTGCGCAGCTGGATGAGATCGCCGCGGAGATTAACGCGGAGGATGGAGAGAAGGAGGATGAGGTCGATTTGGATGACCTCTAAACCTGCCAACCAAAGAGGGGACTAGTGTTTATCAACATAGGTCGCGCCTCAATTTTTTACTTGGCATTCTGTATACCCATTAAGTTATCAGAATTTTCTCCTGCAGTTGAAACCTGAATGGCTGGGGTTGCTGGAATGATTGGGTATGAACTTCCACCGCGACGAGGAATGCGACGACGAGTACGACGACGAGATCTGCGAGATGACTTACGTGTTTTCTTTGCCATTTGATTAATAAGAAGAAATGAAACAGGAACAAGCGATTAGTAGTATACCTTACATCCTGGCATTTTTAGCTTTACTTTACCTTGCTACCCCTCACATTGTTGAATGCTACGAATCTTATGCTCGTCCGTGGGATACAGAGCACATGACTAATGCAGACATAGCTGTAAAGCAGGACTTTCATCAGAGCGAACCAACCGTATGGGAGATGTTTACGGAAACAGCCGTAAAGTCTGATATTCTTCCTGGTTCAACACTTAAACCTGCAACTTCTAAAACTATACTTCCTGGCTCAACACTTAAACCTACAGAGACAAATTCTGACACTCCCGATGTTCCTAAAGGACCAATTGGACCATCAAACAAAAAAGAAGTCGAGCCTTCTATAGAAGTAAAAAATGATGAAGGTTCTGAAATTCCTAAAGGAGAAGCACAAAATGCAAGAACTATGGATACTGAAGTTCAAAAACCTAAAACGAAGCTAGAACACAGTAAGAAACCAGCCGAGCCTCCACGCAAGATTACTAAGGTATCTCGCGCTCCTTCACAAGCCGTACCTATGCCTCAATTACCTTCTTCTCCTAGTGGCGAACAAATTTGGGGTCCTCGCGCCCCTCAATTAGATCCTAATCAACCACGTCCAACTGATTCCGGAAATGGCAGCAAACATGGAACTGGTGTATATCCTAACATTTATGGTCCCGACTCTTTAGACCCTCCAGGAGGCAATGGCGGTGATTCATCAGACCCTCCTCCTTTTGATTTTATTCCTGCTGCCGAGTTTCCTGCTGGTCCTCTACAACCTTCTCCATATTTGAATGATTTTTCCCGAATTCTGAAAACGTAAAATATCCAGAACAACAAATGAGAAGAAAGAACAATATGTTTGGTCTCAACAATTTTGGAGGAAGCTGCTGGGTAAATGCATGTCTTCAGGGCATATTCCGACTCCCTGAAGTCATTGACAGATATACACGTGAAACTCACGATAAGGAGAACTCTATAGACAGCAGTCTAAATAAGATCTGGAACTCTAAGGGAACTGAAGGTCTCAAAGACTTATTTGTTGCATCAAGAACTGCAACAATGCCAGCTGGCCAAGGTATCGGTGACAGCAATGAACTGCTCATACATCTATGCGATAAGCTACCATTCCTAGATGAGCTATGCCGTTTCAAGACTGCAGAGCAAATTAAATGCCCATGTGGATTTTCACAGGTTCGTGAAGATAGTGCAACCGAATACGAACTTCATCCTGCAAAAATGAATACTCCAATTACCGAGTGTATTACAGGTTCTGTTCAGCCAGAACTACTAGAAGGCTGGAAATGCGATAAGTGTTCAGATGCTGGAAAGGCAACAAAACAACAACTTATTGGATCATTCCCTAAGGTCATGATATTTCGCGTTACATCGCAGAACTCATCACTTCAGTATTCAAGCGTGCTGGTGATGAACTCAAAGAAATACTATCTGCTGGCTGTTATCTCACACACAGGTGGCCATTGGTTTACCTATGCAAGAGAGATGCCACCAGGAAAGCCTTGGTATACGCTTGATGACGGCCGAGTAAAAGAGCATAGTCAACGTGAATTCCCAATGAGTCAGATGACAAAGGTGCTTATTTATTATCGGCTTGAAGAGTAAATGAGTCCATTACCTTACCCAGTAATATTAACTGTGTCAGCAGTTGTTTTAGTGCTGCTATCAGTTATAGTTGGGTTAGTATCAGGCTCCTGGGCTGCATCACTTGTAGTGATTGCTTTAGCAGGAGTTCTAGCATATATAATGCTGTCATTCCAGTCCGTTTCAGTTAATAAAACAGATGACGGAGTAAATATAGACGTTGATCCTATTCCAGGACCATCAGATGAGCAAAAAACTACAGGATATGGCATTAAGGAAGTTTTTCATATTTCTCAAAACATGTATACCTTCGATGAAGCTCCTGCAGTGTGTGCAGCATATGGGGCTGAGCTTGCATCTTTTGATCAGTTAACAGAAGCTCAAGTTCAAGGAGCTGAGTGGTGTGGTTATGGCTGGTCTGCTGCAGGCATGGCATTATATCCTACTCAACAGGCAACATGGGAAGCTTTGCAACGTAATCCTTCTGAACAAAAGCGAACAGTCTGTGGCCATCCTGGTGTAAATGGTGGATACTTTGATCCTAGACTGAAATTTGGTGTCAATTGCTATGGTCGTAAACCTCGTAACATGGGAACCAGACTTCCTATTCCTCTTCCAGGTTCCGATGATGCTGGATTTAATAAGATGGTTAACAAGTTCAAATCCATGCTTTCAAGCATTCGATTATCTCCTTTCAATCGTGACATTTGGTCCAAGGGAACTTACGTAGATTTTGGTCCTAGCCCTGGCCCCGCTCCCGAGCCTAGCCCTGCTCCTTCAGTCATACCAGGAGAGTCTAGACATAAGCACAGGAAGCACGAAAAGGAACCAACAACTTATGAAGCTTTATCCGAACAAGTCTGTGCTCAGTTTGGCATTTGTAATTATAAGAATGATGAAGCAGCAGCTCACAAAGAAGCAGAAAATGCTACGGATGCTGAAGCAAGAGATAAAGCGGCCGGCGATAAGGGCCCAATGAGTAATCAAAAATAATAGTATAGTAACAAATGAACTATGCACTGGACACACCTGTAAAACGTTCGGTGTATGTTCCTCCTGAGCCTCAAACTTATGCTGTTCCTCCCCATACCAGCAATAAGACACAAGACCATCGTGTTTTTAGTTGGCTTCACCATAAACCCCAGAATCATGCTATTTTTCCAAAACCAGCTGTGTCGGGAAGACGCAAGTAAAGTATCATACGAAATACAAAGATGGCAGAGATTGCTTTAATCCTTGCATTAGGAGCTGTTGGATTCACACTTGCTTCTAATGATGTTCAAACAGAACAATTTAGTGTTCAACCTCGTCCAACTGAAGAACATACTGATGAAGTAATTCACACCCAAGCTCCTAAGGGTCATAATAATCAAGTTCCTTTCTTTGGACCTCGCGTAACACAGGCAATGTATTCAGGCGGAACTGACCAAATATTAGATGCTAAGGCTGGTGCAGGCAAAGAATATTTCCAGAAACGCGAGACGTTCTCTATGTTTGATATCAAGACTGGAACTGGAAATCCTTTTGGCCAACAGGTTGAAACTGATTTTGAACAATCTCGTATGGTAACGGGAATGCAGGCTAAGAATGTATTCCCTATTGAACAAGTTCAAGTAGGTCCTGGTTCTAATGCCGGGTATACTAATTTAGGCCAGGGTGGATTTCAGCAGGACCAGATGCGTCAATGGGCTCTTCCTCCTACAACTGATGAGATTCGTGTAGCTAACAAACCTAAGCTTTCTTATTCAACTGAACCAGTTCCTGGCGTGAATGCAGTAACTCTCCCCGGTATCCAAGCAGCCGTTAATAAGAACAAGCCAGACAGGTTTGGTATTCTTGGTATGGATCGTGCAAACACAGCTGTTGGTGCTCAGACAGCTCCTAAAATATATCCAGAGCAGCCCTTGAGAACTCAGGCACGTGAGTCTACATCTCAAGAGTATTTTGGTTCTGGCGGTGGCCAAGAAGGACATTGGGCATCATATATTCGTGCATTTACGGAACCCTACCAAGAGTTCATGAAACTGACTGCTGAAGGACGTCCCGGCCCTGCTGGTGCACATGGGATGGGCACTGCAGTCGGAGGAGATCAGTACTCTGTTCAGACAAAGAGGGATGAGACTGTCCTGTCCGATGCTTTCAGATTTAATGCTCCTAAATCAGCATTTACACCAGATGGCCAACACTTAGGATCTTTCAAGTATAATGAACCTCTACAGCAAGATGTACATGTTGAACGTAATCATCCTTCCATAGTAGATGCTTTCAGAAATAACCCGTATACACAGACACTGAGCTCTTTTTAACAAATGGAGCTAATCCGTGAACAACTAATGTACAAATCTAACACTCTTCACGTGTGCGTTAACAAACTAACACGTCAGGAACAATATGATTTTCTGAGACTTGTTATGGCTACTCGCTCTGAAGGAGTAACTTTTTGCTATGATAATTCAAATCCATACATAACATGTATCCTGGATAAGATTAAATTAATTAGATACAGCTGCAGTTAGAACTGCTTTTAGTTCGCCGTAATTAATCTTTTTTCCCAGGTGAGAATTCCAGAATTCTTTTGCAGCTTTTTGAATAGCATCTTTCTTTTTAGAAGCTCCATCTTTTCCTTTAACTTGGTCTGTAACTTTACCAACTTGTTCTAAAAAATCATCATCTCTGATATTATCAAATCTATTTACTGGTTTGTTCTCTTCTTGGGTTTCTTCTAGCTTCTCTTTCTTTTGTGGTAATTCAGGAGAGCTCTGTTTTGGTGGAGAAAGACCCGATAAATATGGTTTATAGGTCTGAAAAATATCATACTTCATTGCATATCCTGATGGATCTGCAAAATCATTCGCTGTTATAGGTTGTGGAAGAACTACTGGTCCTAAAGGCGGAAGAGGTCCAGGACCCGGAGGAGCTCTTGGAGCTGGTTGCCAAGCTACTGCTGCTAAAGGCGGAAGAGCTCCAGGATCCGGAGGAGCTCTTGGTTCTGGTTGGGGGATTTGTGCTTGAACAGCTCTACCTAAATCTACTGGTGCTCCTACTGCGGCCATTTATACTTGTTTTATATTGTAAATTCTTCCTGATAATGCGCCTGGTCTCTTGATGGTATATGCAATTGGACCTGGCATAGTTACTTCTTGAAAATCTGAGTTTGTTCCATCATAGTCTATACGCAAAATCCATGGACCAGCTGTCCCATTTTGGTCCCAGAAAATTTGTATAGGCGTTCCTGTACTAACTTCTCCTGCAGGATCACGACGAAGAATTTTGGGGGCAACAACAACTTCAGGGGGCGGAACAACAAGAGGAGGAGGAATAGCAGCAATTTGAGTTCGCACACGAGCAAGTTCTTCAGCCAATGCTCTACGGTCTTGATTACCAGTTTCTGCTACTTGAGCGCGAGCTACTGCTGCAGATAGTCGAGTACTTAATTCGTTTAGTTGGGCTCCATAAGATTCTCGTAGTCTTGCCACCTCCGCTAAAGTTGCCTGATCTTTTGCTTGTGCAGCAGCTCTATTTGCCTCTTGCAGTTGTTGAGCCGTAGTAGCCGCTGCTTCTCTGGCTTCAGCTAAAGCTTGTGCATTTTCTTCCCTTTTTCTTTCGATTTCCTGGTTTTTAGCTTCCAGTTCACCTTGCAGTCTAGCCTTAGCCATTTGCTCTTCGGCAACCTGGGTCTGCAGACGAGTTTTTTCTGCAGATGCCTGAGCTAAATCACGCTGAAGAGCAGCCATACTTTCTTGATTACTTTCCCTTAATTCCCTGATTGCTTCCAGTATTTCACCTCTTCCAGCAAGATTAGTTGTTGTCAAATCACGCTGTAAAGAACTAAACTTTCCAGTAAATTCCTGTCTAGATTGTTCAATTTCACTGCGTGCAGATTCTACCAATCCAGTAACCTTACTTAACCCAGACGATAGTCCTTGAACACCATCAGTTAACTGTCTTTTAATTTCTTCTAAGTCACTGCGTATACTCCGATCTGCTGCTGTTATCAATGCATCGGTAGTAGCAAATCTGGTATTGAGATCAGCAACACTAGCTTCAGCAGCAGCAAGTTTGGCGTTTGTTTCAGCATATTTACCTTGTAATTCATCTTGTTCTCTTATAGTTTGAGCTAGCTGGCTCATAATGCTTGCATAGTTTTCTGTTAATCTTGCAATATCTGCCTGACGTTGCGCATTAATCCTGGCTGATTCCTCAGCAGATTCTTCGCTTGTTTCTAAATCGCGGTTTAGAACTTCAATTTGAGCATTTAATTCTGTCTTTTGTCTTTCAAGTGCTTCAGTCTTAGTTCTAAAAGCTGCAAGATCTCTTATACACTTATCAATATAAGATTGTAATCCTATTACAGTAGTTGTAGCATTTCTTAGATTTTGTTCAACTTCAGCTTTAGAGGCTTGGAGTCTAGCTAGATTAGCCTTTTCTTCATTAATATTAGTTCGTAATCTTGCAGTTTCAGCCGTATTAGTTTCCATCATCTGTGCAAGCTCTGCACGCAACCTGGCAAGCTCAGTCTCGCATACTGTTGCACGATGGGTCATGCCAATTAACTTTTGGTCACAATCCGATATAGTTGCTGGAGTTCCTAGCAAAGAAGATGACCTTGTTGCCGGAAGCTCTCCGCGTCTAACTGGAGCTGCATTCTCTTCTAAGGGCCCAACAGGTGTTGGCTGAGTAGGAGCTGGTCCTGGAGTTCTTGTAAGTCGAGCAGATTCTGGTGGAATATAACTAAGATTTTCATCTTCTGCAGTGTACTGACCACCTTTATCACAAATAATTCTAACATATGGTGAGTTCGCTTTTTGGTCAGCTTCAACTGTTGCATAAAATGGATCATTACATGTTGTTTTTTGAATTTCGGCTCTTACTGCTTTGGGAAATTTTTCAATATTCCTACGATCCTTCAAGTTAATTGATACACGATCACCTTGTTTAAAGAGTCGTTTCTGATCTGGCTGGCGAACAACTTTGAAATCTACTGCTAAGTTATCAACCGGAACAGCATTTCTTTCTCCGTTGTATTCAACTTCTATTGACCTAGTAGTAGGATCATAATCTCCAGTAACTGTAAGAATTACACTCTGCCCAGTAGTTTCGTCGATAAAAACTTTTTTTGGTTGTAAAGAATCACCTCTTTTAAATAGTTTTGAAAGGTCTCCAGTTGGAGGTTGAGAAGCTGGTGATTTTTTGCCAGGTTTTTGAGATTTTGAGCCAGGCCCTCCAACAGCAGGAGCAGCCTGACTTGCTATCCTAAGAATAGACGGAAGACTTAGAACTGACTGTTTAACTCCAGTATAGTTTTTAATAGCACTTAGCATCTGAAAAATTTCAGTCATTTCAGGATCTTTTGTAGGTCCTCTATCTGGATGACACGCTGCTAAAACTTTATCTATTTTTGTTCCCGTTAGATATACCCCATCTTGACGTTTTTCATACTGAATTAGTTTCAGTAATTGTTGTACTCTAGGGTCTTCAATCCCAGTGTTGCTGAATAGAAGATTTAAATAAGGTTTACCTAATTTCAAAACTCTATACACTTCTGGAAAATCTCGTTCACATATTGTTTGCGGGCTAACACTCGGTTGAAAAAGAGTAGTGTTTTGTGGAGTTGTTTGTGGTTGTAAAGAAGTTGTTCCACGGCGTAATGGATTTACTTCACTTAAGGGAACACGTGGCTGAGATGTTATACCAGGATCTAAAGCAGGTAATTGACTTTGCGGTGTAGATGATGGAACTTCTTTCCTTGGTAGCAAGGCACTAAAAAAGCTTGCAAAACTTGGCTCTGGTGCAGCATTACTCGGTGGTTGTTGAGATGACGGTAACTCTGCAGCTACATAATTTGGTAATGCTAGCTGTTGTGAAGTAGGCGATACAATCGGCGCAACAGGAGAAGATTGGCCTGTAAGCAATGAAGCAGGGTTTGCAGCAGGTTGGGCTAGAGCAGAAACAGGTTTGCCTGCTCGTTCTCCTCTGCGCGGAGGAGCAGAACTAAGTATTTGAGAGGGTGGAGCTGCTAGTAGAGGTTCAGGAACGGATGAAAGACTAATTGAAGGAAGTTCTTTTGGTTCAGCCATTCTTTCTCCTGTATTAGGAGTTCCAGGAGCTGATGCAGGCAGTGGAACAGAAGCAGCAGCCACAAGCGGTTCATCGGGTCTTGGTGCAGGAAGAACCTTGCGTGCAGGTCTGCCTGGTTTTTCCTGTGCCTGCAACGGTTCTGCAACTGGAGCATCAAAACTCTTTTCAGCTAAGAAAGCAGTATGTCTATCAAAAATAGTGTGTAATTCAGCTGTTAATGGAGGAGGCATATCAGCAGGAACTATTGCCCAAATGTCAGCTATAGCCTGTTCTCTAAATATGCTTGAAACATTTACCAGATTTCGAAGCTTATTGAACCAAATATCTAATGTTCCACCACTAAATTCCCTAATACTGTCTAGTAACTTTTGTTCAGCCTCATCCTTACGACTTTCTTTTGCATCCTTCTTTGATGCAGTGTCAACTCTGTCAAACTTTGCATTGATTCGTGCACCTTGAGTAGGAGCCCTGGAAGATGCATAATCTTTGGAAACACGATGTAATTTTTGTAATGATGGAAACCAATCTATATTTGCTTTTCTGGCCGGTGGATTGGCTATAATAATTGGTAATATCTCTGCTAATTCAGCTTGAAACCTCTGAGCAAGTGATAATATAAATGGGTTGGCACCGGGATTTATAAGCTGACGTCCTATCCTTGCTTCTTCAATTGTTTGAAGTATGGGAAGCAACGTTTTGGGGACAGGATATTCTCTAAGAATTCGTCTAAGCTGTTTTAAATCTTCGTCTCTCGGCACTATCTTATCTAAAAATAAACTTAACTCTGGAAGTTGTCTGATTCCCTGATTTGCTGCTATCAAATCAGCAGGAATTGGAACTAAGAACTTTTTGATCAGTGCTATGTCTTCTTCGTATCCTCCGCCCTTCATACGTCGTCTCGAAGTACGATTACGGGTATGACGGTTTCGGAGTGTTTTCATCCTATTATCTATTTACTTCTCAGAATTTTCGTCTTGTGTAGCGTGATGGCTTTGAACGTCTCCATTTAGATCCTCCTTCAACATCGCTATCATCTAGCAAAGCAGCGCGTGCTCGTCGAGAATACGCTCTATTAGGCTTTATAGTGGGTATTGGTTGCGTCGGCGGAGCCAGTATCTTTTCATCATTTAGTGGTTGCTCATCATCATCATCATCTCCAAGAGCTTCTCTTGCCCGTTTAGATAAATTAGATTTTGGCTTATATGCTAGTGCTGCAGCACGCCATGCACGATAAGCTTCGGCATTACGTTTCTGATCTTCGGAAGTCGGTGGAAGTTCTCCTACACCACTTGAGTTTTCACTGGTTTTTCCTGGCTCTTCTGGCTTAGGTGCTAGTGTTGCATTTTTAGATTTAGCTATTAGTTCTGCCAATGTATCACCTGTTATGTTTTGTGCCTTTTTAGATGCTTTAGTTAGTGGTGCTGGTGCTGCTACTGATGGCGCTGTTGATGCTGCTGCTGAAGATGGTGGTGGTACTCTTGCTGCTAAGCCTGGTGCTGCTGCTGAAGATGGTGGTGGTACTCTTGCTGCTAAGCCTGGTGCTGCTGCTGCAGCTTCTGCAGCTTCTCTTCTTGCTGAATTTTCTCTTTTTTGTGCTTTAGCTTCAAGCCCAAGTGCTCTTCCTTCTGCCCTTCTTACTTCTTCTTCTGCTGCTGCTTTATCTTTTTCTGGTGCTGCTACTAATGCTTTTCGTGCTGCTGCTAGTTTTTCTTGTGCTGCATTTGCTTCCGCTCGTGCTATCTGTGCAGTGTATGCCTCTAATAATCCTGGCGGCGGCGGTGCTGCTGCTGATGAAGATGTTGGCGGCGGCGGTGTCGCTAAAGTAGGAGCTTTTTTAACAGGAGTTGGTGTCGGTAAAGTAGGAGCTTTTTTAACAGGAGTTGGTGTTGGTAAAGTAGGAGCTTTTTTAACAGGAGTTGGTGTCGCTAAAGTAGGAGCTTTTTTATCAGGAGGTGGTGTCGGTAAAGTAGGGTCTGTTCTACCAGGAACAGGAGTAATAAGACATGCTTCAATTTCAATTTGTTCAAACCCAGAAGCTTCAAGTGCTCGTCTTACAATATTTTTATATCTATCATCTAACTGTCTAAAAGACTTTCCTTTTTCCCTATCTGGTAGTGTTTTCATAACAGTTTCCAATACTTCTCTACACCTGTCAACTATTTCCTTTGCTTTCTCATCTTTAGACTTATCTATTAGTTCTGCTAGCGTATCTCCTGTCTTTTTTTGTGCCTTTTTAGATGCTTTAGATAGTGGTGGCGGTTCTACTGATGCTGCTGGTGGTGCTGGTGCATCTTTCGTATCTGGCGATTTTTTAGATGCTTCTATTGCTTCTGCTAGAACATTACCCGTGCTTCTAGTTACTTCATCTTTAGGAACAGTAATTCGAACACCATCAATAGCTCCTCCAAGTATTCCACGGTTGAATGTCGTAAATTGCGAACCGGGTCGTCCTGCAGGCAGTCCTGGAGCTACTACTGGTCCTGGATTCATTCGTATCGGGAAATACCTGCCATTCTTCTCTTTAAAAATGTGGTATGCAGAAGTATTTGGCCTGTTTGCTGCTCTCATATCAGTTCTCCCAATTCCATTCTCATCACTATAAATAACAAAATTTAAATTGAAATCATTTGACAAACGTACCCAATCGGCATCACTTGGGAATGAAGTCTTGTCTGCTTCTGTGCGAACATCAAATGATGGCATTTTCTGTATCTCGTCAAATACTAAGTTACTATACACTTCTCTGGTATTTGTAGTCTTACCATTGCTTACAACCGTATCATCATAAGGAATTGTTCTAAACAATGAACTTCTAAAGGTTAAAAATGTTTGGATAAAGTTCAATTTCTTGTCTTGTGTTGCAACTTTCATAATTAGCCAGCTATCAATAGGAGCTCCAAAACCCTTCTGATTTAAAGCACTAATAGGCTCTGCTTGGTCAGGTCTTGTCATATTAATTTTATTATCCTTGGTTAGCTTATCAATTAAGTTAAGCAGAGCACTTGGTTTCTCTTTAATTTCAATTTCCATGTCTCTCAGCTTATCAAGAATTACAATAATGCGATCAGCTTCTTCTTTTCCACTACCAACATTACCATCTATTTCACATGCATTTCTGAACTCGGAGATGGGTTCTAAAGAACTTCGTCTCCCTGACACAGGTCCAGGAACAACACGATTGGATTCCAGAAAGACTCCAGGAATAAATGGATGCAAGTTTGCCTCTGCCCTCAGCTCTAAAGCACGTGTTTTGTTTGAAATATATCTTCCTCTGGTAGGGACAGGAAATATACTATCTAACCCATAGGTAGTTAGACGACGAAGATCATTCATGGCATTTAGCTCTCTCCAATCTCCACCGATTCTAGCGAATGACTGACCATCAGGCTCTTCAAAAGCTAATCTTTCTGCATTCTTAGTATATTCTTCAAACGCAGCCTTCTTAATTAGTTCTATAGCATCTGCAGGATTAACTCCACGCTGCTTTCCAAATTGTTGTGCTTCCAGAAAGCTTGACACCTTTACAAAGCCAATCTCTTTTAGAAAGTCATCTTTCAGAGTAGGAGTTTCAAGAACTTCAGTTAGAATATCTTTGCCATTTCTCTTACCGGAACGAAGCATTTCGAGAGTGCTGGGCTTAAAGATTCTTGCACATTGCCCCATAGCAGGAACTCCATCCAGGATAGGATATAATAATTTGGCTTTGGTCTCTAAGTCAATCATATTCTTGCCATTTACATTGCTGAGTTTGGTATCTCTTCTTGCTTGTTTGATATTTTTGAACATCTTATTGATGAAATAAATTTGAGCATCAACAAATGCATTTGTCTTCTCACGCAGATCAGCATAAGCTCTGGCCTGTGGGTCTTCGTCTGGCACGACTCCAGGATATAATACCACATCATTTGCTGCATTAGCTAAAACACTTGTAACAAACTCTTTGAGCACTACTTTTGTGATCTCACGACCAATTGATGGCATCTGACGTTTTTCACTTTCTGCAGCTCGTGTTATTGAGCCTATAAGTCGATCAAAGTAATCTATAAATCGAGGAGCATTTCGGACTAAGGTTGTCGAATCCATCTTTGCAATTTCATAGTATACATCTGCAGCTGCTACAATCTTAGGCTTTACAGCATAAGACTTTAGTATCATTACAGACTCAGGATAACCACGCATGGTGCCAGGTCTCCAAATCCATTCATCTTTTATTGTTCTGTTAGGATTCATAGCATTTCGAGTAATATCATTTACTTCAACAACAAATGATCTAAAATCAGTTCCTGCAGTTGTAATTGAATCCTGGGGAGCTGCAGTTAGTGCGGCTCTTGCAAGTTCATATTCAGCCTTTGCATTTTTCCATAAAACGGTTAAGCTGTTGAGCTGTTCCTGATATTGCTTCTGTGATTCCTGCCCTTGAAGAGGAAGCCACGTATCAGAATAGAATTGTTTCAGTCTTCGTTCTGCTTCTACTCTTGCCTTATCTGCTTTTGCAAATCGTGCAGTACGAACTTGCCAGTCAGCAGGAGGAGGTTCTTTTCTGATATTTTCATTTAATACAGTTTTTAAGCGACCAAGCAGAACAGCTCGTTTTTGGATTAGTTCTTTAACCAGCTTTTCTTGTTCATCTTGTTTTGTGCGAAGTTCGGTAAGTTGAGCACCATACTTATTCTTCTTACGTTCTGCCTCTGCTTTGTCATCATCAGCTGCCACTTTTTCAGCAGTTGCTTCTGAAAACTTTTTACTCCATTCTTCTATTTCCTTATCACTAGCAGGTTTGGCTTGTGTCATAGCATCTTTCTCCGCTTGAAGTCTCTTTCTCTCATCTGAACCTGCAGGAGCTCTGTCAATTTGTGCCTGTAATTCTTTAACTGCTGGATCTTTGTTACTTTTTTGCTGGCCCTGGTTTCCGAGCTTCTTTTGATAGATAGCTGCAGTTGTCTCTGCTTGTTTAGTTTTAGAAAGTTCGGCAATAAATTTGGCTCTTTCTACTGTATAATATTTGTTTACCTCTGCAATCTTATCGTTTAGCTGGTAAACTTCAAAATTGGCATTTTCTATTTGCCTTTCTAGAGTCATCAGGTCATTCTTAAGCTGAACTGGATTTTCTTTAATACCAAGGACACTTGAAACAGTTGCACCAGGCACTTCAGGAGCACTAACATTACTGGAGAGTTGACCCCAAGGTGGACGACCAATAGCACCACCTGCCATATCATTCACAGGTTCTTCTATAGGAAGAGAAGGAGCAGTTGCTGTATTTACTGGTTCTACCACAGGAACTGGAGCTGCATTTACAGGTTCTTCTACAGGAAGAGGAGGAGCTTTTGTTTGAACTACTTGATCGGGTTCTGGCGGAGGAGCATTTTCCATATTTCCTGCTAAAGTGGCAGTGCCAGCTAAGGCAGCGCTTCCTATTAATAATGATAGCGCAGTTAAAGTTGCCATGCTAACTTGTTGTATATAATAAGAGATGTTTCATTTGGTAGAAGATACTTACTCACGAGTTGAAGGTAACTTAATAAAGTCTGCACAGATCAAAGACTCTTGGTATTCTATGATATTCAATATTGTAATTTTGGTTGTAGTTGTTGGACTATTTATAATGTTTTTGTATTCAAATCATGGGATTCAGCAGAAGAAAGAAAATATAGAATTTAAACCCCAACCATGGTTAAATGCAGTCCGAAACGTCCCAGGAACCGACTATGGCCAAGTTCCTCAAACTGAAATTAGAGGTGGTATATCGGGGGTTGTCAATCGAGGAAGCGCGGCAACGTTTTGAGGAGTTAAAGCAAGAACCAACTCCCGTAGTAAAACAAACAAGGAAGCTTAAGAAATGAGGACAGCAGCTGCCTACATTTCTAAACTTAAAGCTGAGAACTTAGGACGCACTTTTAAAGTCCAGGACACAAATCATCGGCTATTTACTTCAACGTTATATCGTGGAGCAGCTGGCTGTGGTCCTGTAGATTTTACACAGATAGACTATATTGAGCCATGCCTGTGTGATTATATCGGTCTTGCAAAAAGAGCTCCTAATCCACCAGTATCACCCGTTACTATCACTTATGATGGCGGAAATCCAACTTCTGGTGGTACTATGGAGAAAAATGGAGGTTCTGTGCGAGGTTCTGGTAGCTCAATACTAAACGGAGGAAACCCTTAAGTATAATATAATGGACTTTATTCCTTGTTTGCTTGCAGGTGTATTAACTGGCTTCTTTGTTGTATCAATTTTCAAGCCCCCTACTCGCCAAGTGCCTGCTATTCCTACACCAGGTGATTCTGGTTCCTTTACGACTAAAAGTGGTTGTGTCAAGATCAAAGCAGAACCAGTGCCTTGTTCCTCTTCAGCTGTTTCTCTCAATGTACTTGTAAATGATCGATAAACTTCTAAAACGTAAAGAAACAATAGGCTTATTTGGGTTTATTATTGGGTTTGGTCTCGTCGTTATGTTGCTTCATCATCCAATCAAAAGTGAACGTATGTTAGCTCTTTCGCCAGAT